AGCACAACACTTTTAATGTTGGGGTCCTGGGTTCGAGCCCCAGGCGGATCACCAAATAAAGCACGAGTTTGGGACGATTCAATAAGCGTAACTACTTGTGCTTTAATTATTTACATTTCAATATACTTGCAAATGCATATTATTTAAATGTACTGTTTTATAAGGGTTTATTAAGATATATGCGCATTTTGGATACCAAAATCGGATACCGTTTTTGCTAAATCGGATACCAATTTTTAAAACCAAACTGCGTTATGAACAGAGTACAAATTAGAGTCGTTTTCGACAGAAAAAAAACAGCCTCATCCAAGAAAAGAGGCTTAGTGCAAATTGAGGTTAGATTTGAGAACAAACGAAAGTTTGTCACCACAGGAATCAAGCTATACAAAAACCAGTTCAAGACTGGACGTATAGTGAATATTGATGATGCGGATCGCTTAAACAAGAAAGTCACAGAACAAATCAACGAAATCAACGAGCTTGTTGACCGATTGGATCAAAACAAGCAAAAATTCTCCCTTGATTATCTTGATCACATCAATGATGTTTATATTGGCGGTTCATTCGTTGAATTCATGGAAAAACGAATAAGCGAGCGTCCTACATGTGTAAGCACACAAAAGCAGCACTATAAGGTGCTTAATTTTCTAAAGAATGAATACCCGCACTTAACCTTCTTTTCAGACTTGACATATCCCAATATTACACTATTAGATGAATATCTTAAAAAACGTAAGGTAGACGGACACCTCATGATGCAAACAACCATACACACCTACCATAAGGTTATCAAATTGTATATCAATGAAGCTATTAAATTCGAAAAGATGCAGGATAATCCTTACCGGAAATTCCACGACAGCCTCGGAACCCCACGCGAACGCACCGTGCTCAGCTTGCAAGAGATAGACCTTATTAGGAATTACAAGACACTTTCTTCTTTAGAAAGGAAAGCGCGAGATTTATTCATAGTTCAATGTTACACCGGGCTTTCATATTCAGACCTTATGAATGTCGATTTCACAAAAGCGGAACGCCATGGAGAAGATTTTATACTAAAAGACGAACGGTTAAAAACGGGCGTGACTTTTTTCGCGGCCCTTCTTCCGCCCGTTATAGAAGTGCTAGACAGATACGACTACCAATTACCGCATCTTGCATATGATGTATACAACAGAACATTAAAACTGGTAGCCTCATCAGCAGGAGTTAAGAAGCATATTAGTACACACATTGGGCGACATACATTTGCTACTACCATCGCTTTAGGCTCAGGTCTTCCCATAGAGGTTGTTGCCAAGATGTTGGGCCATCGCAATATAAAGACTACACAGATATATGCAAAGATTATGCCCAAAACTGTCCTAGAAGGGTTTCAAAAGATAAAGGAGGTTATATAAAAAAGAAAGGCAGTCGGATAGACTGCCTTTTTACTTCAACAGAAAGAGACTTTAATTTCTCGCTATCTATTTTTATCATTTTATTTTGTTTTATCGGACATCACATAACACTTTGACAGTCTAATCGACGTATTTTAGACTTACTATCTATCACCACAAACAGCTATTTTACTATCAAAATGATATTCACTATTACAAAGAAACTTTATCCCTAAACAACCTTAACTGGTCAACTGTTGGGTAAAACGTAGGGTTCTCCCAATTCTTGCTTATCACCAATATCATCGAATCAAGATACTTCTCGCAATCAAGAATCTTTGCACATTTATCCAGTTGAAATTCCCCGACCGGGTATCTCTTATTGTTGAGCGTTTCTTTAGCCCAGCTTAGCAACTCGTTGATCGAGTCGTGGTCATATTTCTGTTCTTCAGCCATAATATTTAGTTTTCGGCAAAGGTATAAAAAATCCCCGACTACATAGTCAGGGACAAACACAAAGATGCAACCTTCGCTATCACAGCGACAGACACAAGCCAATCCAGAGTATTTTCTAAGCGTTCCACAGCATAACCATGAGCAGACGGCAGAAATCGTAATGATACCTGTCGTCCGCTTGCTCTAGTAATATGTCGAGGTTAGTCCTCATAGTTCATTGCGGTCATATACTCCCAAACCTTGCCGACCGGGGCATCCTCATCTGCGAAATAGAACCGGAAAGCGGCTTTTAGCAACGTTGCTTCATCGAGGACTGCACACATGTCTGCGTAGAATGAGTTGAAAGCGACATATTTGTCCCAGGGAGTTGTGCCTTGCGGGAACGGCATGGATTTCGTTGCATCGAGAATCTGATCCATATTCCAATGAGCACCGGATTTCTTTTCGCCGGATGCATTGGTATAGCGAATCTTTTCCACGTCCGCATCGGCAAAATGCCTATCATAATGAGGACCATACAGGGATTCATGCTGCTTCCTCATAAAAGCCATGTATAGTTCGGGGTGTTCTTCCTTTACGACACAGAGAATTTCATCCACGCTCTCCACGCTCTTCCACATTGCCTTATCGGAGGTCACACCGTCCGCCTTGGCTTTCTTCATCATATCTATATACTTCATAAATCTATTTTTTAGCATTAATATTCTTTCCCTTCTTTACGGACTTTCCCGATGATGACTTTAACACCGGCATGTATTCGTTAAGCGGGAAAGGTGGCGGAAATAGTCAGCGGGGTAGCAAGGCTTACGCCATAGGCACGATTGCAGCATTTCACATTTTCCGGTGTCACCTGTGTAACAAGCGGAGTCAAAGAGATAGTAGGAACAGCACCGGCAGCACCGATAAATGCGACTTTGAACTGCTCAACCCATTGTTTGGTGACAGTACGGCAGGAGCCTTTCGGAGTGTAAGCCACAAGGACAGCAGCGTTTATCGTCACGATAGTCTGAGTATTCACCGTTTGTTGTTCAGCAACGGTAAAATTAACAATGCCGGTAGGCTGTACACCATTGTCAGCGCAAAACGCCTGGCATAAGTTTTCCACTACATTAGTCAGATATTGCTGGCTGGTAGCAGCGATTGCAATTGGGGTTAATTGAATCATAATAATAAAGATTTATATGTTATTTTTCGTCCGCATCTTCACCTTGCGGAATAGGCTCTTCTGTCAATACGCTATAAGATGAAACCGTCTCTTTAATAGGCAGATTGTATTTGAGAAGGGTTTTCAGCTCTTCCAAATCCTCTACTTCGAACTCCACCTTTCCTTCAAATAGTGACAATCCACCATTTTTTATAGCATCATCCACCACGTTATGGGCAAGCTGTGGGATGGAGTCATCCGGGATTCCGCTTATATATCTGGCAAGAAAAGGCTCAACCAAAGAGGATGAAACGCCATCAAGAACAGGAGATATCTCTTTTGCCATACTCCACATCGGGCTTACCCATCCGGTAGATTTTATTTTTGATTCAATGCTGGAAAGAAAAGGCATCCGGCTCAAATTGCTACCCAACAATTCTTGAATAGCGGGCTGCGCCCATTTATTGAGCACAGCCGCCAGTTTTTGTGCGTTGGAATACATAACGCTTACCCGTTACAGCAACATCCTGTATCACACACCTTTCTCTGAGGAACAACAAGCTCGCTCAATGCAGCCAGTTCCGCAATCTGCTGTTTCATACAGCTAAGCGTAGCGGTATTGGTGCCGTTGTAAACTGCCTGGTTCATGTTGATTGCATTTTGATCCTCTTTGTTTCTGTTGATGATAGTCAACAGGCGGTCGTAGACATCCGCAAGTTTTTGGTCTGTGTAGGTGTTAGACTTAAGCAACGCAATCTCGGAATCTTTCGCTGCAAGCTTATCCATCATACCGGCTTCATAGCGGCTAACAGGTCTGTCTTCCGAAGTAATTACTTCTACCGGACCTGCGTAACCTGCATTACGTCCGTTACCACAACCGCCAAGGATATTCCCGGCATTCACCCCAAAAAAAGACGCTAATCCAGCCGAACCTAATACGGTATTCAGATTTCCCTGACCCTGCCCGGTGACACTGTATTCCTCACCACTCATTCCTTTAATCTTCATAACTTATAAGTATTTTATACACGGTCAACATTAACCGTGTAACAAAGGACAGGAAAAGTGCGTTGCTCCTAAATTATTCCGTTGCTACCTCGTTGCTAATATGTTGCAAGTTCGTTGCTACACTCCATTTCTTTATCTTGTACTGAAAATTGTTGCGTATCTTGTTGACTGATTGACGGGTCAGTCGGGTAAGAGAAGATATCTGGGTGTCGGTCAGTTTCTGCGAAAGCAAATGTATAAGGATATATCTTGCGTCTACCGCTTCCTCGGAGTTACTATGAAGCATTTCGTATTCTTCAACTCCTGTCTCATTTTTCACCGCAACGACCACTTCTTTGTATAAATCTATATTTTTCATGCTGTTAAACATATACAGGGTTAAAACAAAACATCTCAAAATCTGTTGATAAAGCTATGAAGCCCCATTAACAGTCCCTGAGATGTTAGCCCGTGTATGATTTGGTCGTCGAAACGGGTTGGGGCTTTCTTCTTTCCCCGCCCCTGGGGTATTTGTTAACGATTACCGGTCTTCTACTTTACCGGATAAACTTATTGCTTAGTATTAATTAATGTATCATTTTATCCTCCTTTCTTTATGAACCTTTTTCCATTGGAAATTGTTATGTAGTAAAACTTAAGCTTTTCATATTACTTAAGGTGCCGTCTGGGAAGATAGCACCTTTTTCTCACCACATGAACAAGTTGTAACTAACTCCAGCTCCTACGTACCAACCGCCCGGATAACCATATCCAGCCTGCAAGCCTAATCCCCATCGTTTCTTCTTCTGTAAAGGTGGAAAAGTAATAATTTTATTATCTCTGTATATTTCCATAGAATCAAGAGTAGGATTATATCCACTGACTACCGCCCGGTAATTATCGGTCTTATACTCTTTGCTTGTAATCGGTATTAGTACCGGGATAGAGTCGTCTTCTACAGTTCTGTCGGTGGTAGTATCTATCAAAATCGGTAAATATACCGTATCAGTACGTTTCAAAGTCTCCCTTACCGGCTTAAGGATTGTGTCTCTTACTGTATCCCGGATATGAACTGTATCTCCTTTTACATACATATGTTGTGGCTCGTGCGAATTACAACGCATCCACACGATCACGCCAAGCAGCAGGCAAATCAGTATATAAGGAAGGGTTTTCATGCTACCTCAACGTAAATACCTACAAGGTCTTTTAGTGAGTTGTAAACCGCTTGCCCGGTAGAACGGGTGCACTTATAGGTAACTCCGTCCTGCGAATAGTATTTGCCCTCTTCCAATGCCATATTGTTGTTATATGGAATCGGATCATCCTTTGTTCCGGCAGCGGTCTCGTTGATTTCCTCATAGAGAGCTGCGGTGTTGATGCTTGGCGGTTGATTCTCCAAGACGGTAGCAATGTCCTGACGAACCCGGTAGAGTTTATCGTTGTACTGCACTTTCATTCCGGTTGTTAGTGATTTGCTGATAAACTCGTTCCAATACGGATACATGGACTTCACTTTCAACGCTTCGTTGTCTGTCAAGTTCATTGTCTGGATTCCGGCTTTGGTCACATTCAAAAGGTTCTGCGCTGCCGCCACCTGAATAAACTGCGCACTGCCTGCCGGATGTTCTTCTTCCGTCCATGACCATTCATCACTTGACAGAAGGGCGTTCAGTTCCGGGCTGTCAAAATAGTACCTCGGAAACTCTTCATCCTTGTAAGGGGTTAGAAACTCTTCGTGGAGGATTACCTTACTTCCGTCTTTACTCTTTCTCATTGTGGGGATAGCCAGCAGACCGTGCTGGGCTAGCCATTCGATTGTTACTACTGCGTATTTCATTGCTTTATTATTTAATTACTTATCAGACTAATTATATTTGTTCCCAAGTGACACTTCCATCCTCATTGAAAATGAGTTTCTTGTTTCCAAGTAGTACAACCTCTGTTTGTACTGTCGAACCAAGAATCATTTGTCCATCTTTTGATGCCTTAGTATTATTGCCGAGAATGATTACATCATTTAATTGATTAACACTACCTCCATTATCAGCACCAACCATAATATTGCTACTTCCCTTACAGTACCTACCAGCTTTATAACCTATATAGGTGTTTTTTTGATTGCCATAAACCCCTGCCTCAAAACCTACAACCGTACACCCTTGTGTCTTCACTTTGAGATCTGCCAAATCTCGACTCGCACGGCAACCAATGACAACACATTGAGAAGAGCCTGCGCCCGAATAAGAGCTTAATACTTCGGCTCCGATACCAACAGTCTCTTGATTTTCTTCACCCCCCAAAGCCGATCTCCCGATTGCAACATTACTATTACATTCTTTTCTGCTTGGGTATAGAGTATCAGCTCCTATCGCAACATTATCCTTACCACTCGGTATATACGCAGAAGAATAAGTACCAATGGCAATATTACGAGAACCGGAAATCAATTCAGAAAGTGAATTTGTTCCTATACCAATACATCTCGTTGAGTTTTCAGATTTTTCAAGTGTTTTGTAACCTAATGCGACATTCCACCAACCTGATACATCATTATCCCCTATTTTAAAATATATATTTTGGCGACCGTAAGATATGTATTGTTTTGCGGATGATTTATCAACCACTTCATATAATTCAATCTCTAGTGTTGAAGCATATTTAGCTGATGGATACACTTTCAATGAACCACCATCGCTAATCATTCCTATATAGATAACCAATTCGCCATTATACGTATCTATCGGTGTCTTATCTCCGATACCTACTAATATAGAATTCTCATTACCTTCTATGCCTTTTGTTAATTTGGCAAGATATTTTTTGCCTTTGGTAGTAGCAAGTGTAAAAACAAGAGCGTTATCGTATCCGCTTGTATGGGTATATATACCATTTTCATAGCTCCATCCTTCGGATAATTCTGCTGGCTGTGTAATCAGATTATCTCCGCATGGAATATTATCTGCTAATAGAAACTTTACTGTATCATCAAAGTTCCCATCAATCGCAGTAGCTAAAGTCCCCCACGACTGTTCTTTGTCCTTTGCTATATCAAATATCTTTTCCATAATATCATTCGTTTTTAATTAATGTTTCATTTGAAATTAAAGTTAAGTTAATTAGTTGGGTGAGAGTTCCCCAAACATTTCCCTCTATTCCTACACACTCATTCAGCTCCTTTATCTCATCTTCACTAGATATTTCTGGGAATAGCATAAAATCGAAGAGAGCCATTTGAGCATAAGCTGAACCATTAACAAATAAAGTCCCAATCTTAGGTGAAACCGAATTTACATCAGTCACATCTTCGTTGGCAATAGTTATGTTATGAGTGATATTTGCCAATTGTCTACCCTTAACGGAAGTATTAAGTACTCCATCAATATAGGTTTTACCACTATTACCATCTGAATAGGCGATAGCTTCATTATTGGAATAAATACAAAATGTTGGTAACCATCGGGCAGGTTCTCTTTGGTCATAGATAGTACAAGTACTATTACTTAATTTATAATTTACCTTCATCAATACTTGTTTACCACCATGAGACAAGGTAGGAATGGTAATATAGTCATCCGTTCCATCAAAGCGAATACTACCGTCCTCATTTGCTCCACTTTCTTCCGTGTAGGCGAAGTTATTCAATCTACCATGATTACCTTTACCTGTCAAGTCCGGAATGTAGCCTAGTATCTTGTAGCTAGAATTTGGAATCCTCAACCTATTAGGTGACAGGATACAGCTCGGCTCATTGGCTTTTAGGTAGGTACGTGCATTATCAAACACCATAGACTTCTCTACCTTTATGATAGTGTTTGGGTAAAGCGTTACACCATTATACCGTGTCTCGGATACAGTATATAGCTCCGGTAAAAGGTTGGCACTTCCTACAAAGACTATATCACTGCCTACTTTCAACTTATCTCCCCAAGTGATAGTTTTACCATCTTGTTTTAGATTAATTATTGCTGGATAAGGCTGTACAATATCCTCGTATCTTATATAAGGACGGTCGGAAGTATTAGCCCGGTGGGAAGGCGAACCGATCTGATTCAAACCAACCCGATTCAACCCTATTACATTTAATGGTAACTTGTTAAGCTTCATTGCCGGATTCGGTTACTGTTCCACTTAATACTTCACTTCCACTCTCGATGCGGATAGTTTTCGGATAAACTAAAGCTGAGAAGTCATAGTCAAAGATAATCCCCGAATTATACGGGATGATGTTGGGAACCGCTACCATATCAAAGCCTCTCTCAGTGGCAGTCCGACCGTCAACAGCTTCCGCATATTCACCATTCTTCTGATAGATTTTAAGACCACCATTGGACACACGCTCCAAGTGAATATTAAAATCTGCATTTACCACTACTTCCGCCACATATTCCTGAGTATCATTATTCTTTGTAAATCTTAAATCTGCCATGATTGTTCCTCCTATTTTAATTTATAACAATTCCCATCCGGCTTCTATGTCAGCCATGACAGCCGGGATACCGTTCTCTACATGTGAGATAGCGGCAGCGAAAGCACACATGGTCGCTTTGTCGTTGATGTCCGGGACGTATGTGTTCGGGACTTGCATTTCACTGCATACACGGCTGATATATCCGGCTGTATTATTCTCGTTCTCCGGTGCCCACCGGTGGATAAAATCTGCCACCGTCTGACAGCCGTGTCTCTTACGGTAGTTCTGCAAAGTGCGGATAAGGGCACGGTAGCCCCATCTCATTTCCGTAAACTGGAAGAACGACTTATCTTCCTGCTTTTCTCTCAATCCCTGCCATTTGTCCTTTGTGATGCGGATGTTGCCCGGATTATTGTTTCTTAGTCCTCTTGGTAAACTCATATTTATTTCCTCCTATAATATCAATGTTAATACTCCGATTTGAATCGCTTGTCCGATGAACCCGCCTATCAGCGTGGCGGCAATATCGAGCCAATCCCATTCGTTGCCGTATGCACGGTCCTTGAACTCCATGCCGACAGCCAGTCCTGCCGCAAACAGGATGGTTAACAGTGCACCTGCCGGGATGGCGTAGAGCAGGTGCTTGATACGGTTACTTTCATTTATCCAGCTCATATAATTATGTTTTAATAATCACTGGGCGGCTTACGCTCCTTGCATCCTCTGACTTCGCATTTCTTGAAATTCAATGCCTGATTCTCGAGTTCGAGCTTTACATTCTTAGACTGTAGGTCACGTATGCGCTCGCGGTCTTCATTCTTCTCAACATAAAGTTGGTCGATCTTGGTATCCAGTTCATGAACTTTGGCTTCTTTCTTCTCGTACAATTCTTTCCACTCGGCTGCATACTGGGTTATATTCTCAGCTTCCGCCTTCTTGGCGGCTGCTGCTTCTTTTCTCTTCTTTGAATCGTAGAACTGGAAGGCTCCAATGAGGGGAAGCAGGATGGTTGCGACTATCCCACCTATCATTGCCACTATCTGACTGATTTGTTCCATATTAAACCAAGCAAGTAAGATAAACGGTCAACAATGAAATTACCTCAATCCAGAACATAGGCTTTCTCTTTATAAAATCGGAGATGAAGTTACCCGTCCAATGCTTCTTCATGGAGACAACCATGTAAATAATGAATCCCGACCATAACAGAAGCCAGTACCAACTGTTACAGCCTACCCATATCTGGGAGAAGATTAAAGACATGGCGGCACCTATTGCATGAGGAACCTTTTGCTCCGATTTGAAGTTGGGAGACACACCGAGCACAACCATACCGACAACCGAAAGGAATACAAGAAACTGGCTGTTCTCCGTACTTGATTCCAAAGCTGCCGGAAGAAGCAGAACACCGGAGCCAATCATACACAGAGCGAACCAAAACTTATGCGTCAATGCATAGTAGGTGGCACTGATTGAATAAGGGATTTCTTTCCCTTTCTTAATCATCGCATAAACATAGCCTGCGATGAGAATAAATGATAATAGTACTAATAGAATCATAGCTTTATCTGTTTTTGAGTTTATAATACAAAATTGAGCTGTTCCGGGTATCCGGTTTTGTAATTGTAGGCTTCCACTTGTCCGGCATCAGACAAACCTTTCACAGCCGCTATATGGGATTGCGTCACATTGTAGCAGTCAAGGGCGTACAATTCAAGCTGGTTGAGCATAGCCAGCGCATCATCTACCGGGATAACGTACTTCTCGGCATTGTACCAAAGCGTGGTATTTATCCGACCGGATTCTTTCTCGATACCGATTGAGTTGACCAACCCGACACGGGTGTCTTTGTCTAACCATATCTGTTTTCCGGCAAGCGTGAAAGAGTTGACGGCATCCGACTTGTCATAGGCGTTGATTTCCGCGATCTTCATCTCTTTCAGTTCGTCAATCGTATATTCATGCTCGACCAGTATAGGATACCCTTCATCATTGGTAACAATAAGCTTTCCCGCAGATTGACCGTCTAACAATTCTTGCCAATACTTTTTCGTAATCTCTATTGCACCTTCTTGGGGTGTGTCGTGGAATCCGTTTTTCCAATACATTTTTTGTTCCATAATTATTCTTTATTAATTATTTCCAACTTCCTATTGCTATCCATCTGAATGACTGCGAAGAAGGGGATACACTTCCCGCGTTTGCGTATCTTCTATAAACCGTAAAATATGAAGCATATATAGCTGCATAATTCACAGACCATATAGAATTATCCGTATTATCCGTAGAACTGGAAAAAGCTAGGGAAAAACAGGATTTGAAAGATATTGGGAAATTGACAGACTGATTATTTGAAGCACCGGTGCTAAAATATCCCCATTGTATCAACAACCCGTTGTTGAACTTCGCATATCCGTTCTGATTAAGTGAAACGGTCATGGCGTTGGATAAATCCGCTTTAGCCAGTCTTGGGATAGTGTTTAGTAATTCAACAACCTGATCCCCTGAAAAGTTACTATTATAATCACTCATAAATATTTATTTTTTATTACGTTAAATGTATTACCGTCAGACAATATAAATCTTCCCTCCGTAACCGCGAATGCCTCTCTCTTACCTTCTTGTGACACTTTAGTTTCCACCGATGCCGTATCACTTTCTTTTATTGCTAAAAAAACAACCGTTTGCGACCTGTCAAGCCCCTCATTGGCGATATCACTTGTTACATTAGCGATATTATTCTCGCCCGGAGAAATAACAATATTACCTTCTCCCTCTTTCCATTTTATTACTATGTCCGTCATATTGCTGTCCATGAAGTGTTTGAATTTACAGTTATAGAAGTAGGAGAACCGTCTTGCGGGATCACTATATCCTTCGGGGAAACAGACAGAATGACATTTTTCTCTTCCTGGATGATATTTAACCCTGCAACATACCCTGTGTTCGCATCCGTTATCTTATATTCCCCGGTACGCCGTTCTCCCATATTTGCCGGGATTGTAACAGCTATCTTATACATTCCGACATCTCCGTTTCTTGGAGATATGCTTTCCGCAAACGACACATCCGAAGATACGCTCCATGCGTGACCAGCTTTCAGTATCGCATATTTTATTCCACCATCTTCCGGGAATTCCAGAGTTTCCGGAGTCACAACAATATCAACCCCTACACCCATTTGAACTATACCTATTTCCGAACTTGCACCCGTATCCGTTCTGAATACTATACTACCCCTCCGTTCATTCTCATCATTAGGACCCGATACTATATTCAGCATCACAGAAGAACCGTCTCCACTGCTCGGAGCAACCGTGATCCATTCAGGTTTGTCTTCTATATACCAAGACGAAGACCCGACCAACTCTACTTTCTCTTCTCCACCAGATTTCAAAAAACGTACTTCCTTCGGATCAACCGATACATATTCATACCTCTCCTGCGCTACATCAACCGTCTTACCCAAATATGCATCGTAAGTTATAAACTCAATCCGCCCATCCCTATCTCCTTCGTAGTTGATATCAGCCTTGACAACAACATCTGTCTCCTCATATTCCCCCGAAATACTTCCTCCATTATCAGGCGTAACCGTTATCCATTCAGGTTTGTATATCAAAACCCAGGCTCTATATCCCGATATTTTTATAACTTTCTCATCTCCATGTCCGTTAATATCCAAAGAAGTCGGTTCTATTATCAAGAATTTAGACGGATGCACACGTTGAGTAAAAGTAAATACAGCAGTCGTTGTTTGATAAGGATACTTTCCAATAACCGTAACCTTTCCGACACGTTCCTCCCCATCATTAACAGCGTAATTAACCACCACTTCCGTTACACCTGTGCTACCTTCCTCTTTATCCACCGTTAGCCACGACGAATCTGGTAATATCTCATAATTAATATTACTTGTAATTAATATTCTCTTTTCTCCCGCAATTCCTTCATCGCTGCCACGTAAAGGTTCTATTGTTATTGTCGGTTCCCATAGTACAGCCAAGCCGCCACTACCTTCTACTTCTATAGACATAGTTACAAAATCACCCTTTCTGCCCGTTATCGTCATACGAGTTAACATGCCCTCGCCTTGTATAGTTAATCTCCCGTCTGTAACATAGTCATTCGCATCCATTACATCCGCGTGAGGTCTTACACTACCAAGCGTTATCATAACAGGATTATTATCGATAAGCGTTTTAAATAATTCCGATGTATCTCCTCCTTCACTTATCAAATATCCGCTACTAAGACGCCAGTTCTTTTTTCTTTTTTTCTTTTTTACCCATTGACCGGTATCGGGACTCCCGACTTCTATAGTATCAGCTTGAATGTCTATCTCACAGGTGGTCGAATAAGCATAAGCCTTATACTTACCATCTTTCTGTATGAACAATATCAGATCGTTTCCTTTTATCTTAGCCATATTAACCTGGTATATTTTCAATCATTATCTCCTCCGATTCGTCGGCCCATTCTATCTTTTCTGAAAGTATGCGGTATACTTTTTCATCTCTTACGAGCCTCATCATCGGAGTTAAATCACTTCGTTCAACCGTTATATTAAGCTTCTCTATAACTCTACCGTAGACCTGTTTTAGTATACCCAAAAGATGTTGCTCAGCTAACATGCTAGCACCTTCCTGCACAAAATACAACGGTCCGATATCTCTTCCTGCACCATATAATGTGTTGTACGCAGCCTGGTTATTGTTATTACTTGCTATTTTAAGCTCAAGTTCCTTCTCTCCTGATGCACGCCTTTTTAAAAGAGACACATATACATTTTCATTTTTATTTGACTTACCAACAGGATTCAACCTATCATCCTTATAATAATCAACTTTCAAATTATCAATATAGAGCTGCTTGTACATCGCCGTATTGACTATAGCATGCATTGTTAACTCCACGATTCCCGACAAATCTTCATTTATAGGCATTACATATCCATCTGCCCCATTGTAAGGCATATCCAAAGTTTTTGTACTCAATATCTTTCCCGGTATAGAATATCCATTTTCGCTACCGGCTTGAATTTCAAACCAAACCTCATTGTTCGACCAACCACTTCCATTCCACCATTTATCCCCCACTCTAAATTTGATTTCTATCGCTCCTGCACCATCTGTCGGATTATTAGGATTTAACATAAGTGCAGTTTCATACCCCGTTGTTTGTCCCGATATCACAAATGCCCCATTACTATACTTTGCCGCATTCGCTGATCTCATTACAAGGATAGGCATCCCTCTTGCCTGTTCCAATCCGGGACGTGAAATTATCTGCTCAGACCGAGCAATTATCCATATTCCATTTTTGTAATTATAGTTTCTTTTGTTTTGCAAATCACCTGCTGAGTATATATCTCTTTTAACATACATAGCTCCAACACCAATCATCATATTATTAAAAATATATGGACTGTCTTCCCATACCCAATCGCCATCATCTGTAAATCTCCCCCTATATACTTTCATTTGTACATCGGTGTTTTCAGATTCATAGGCTATTACTTTTTTATAACCGGTAATTGTATCATTGGTTTTATATGTTATTGTCCCATCATATATCACATTCATAAACCCCTCATCAATTGAAGGAACTACCGTCCCAACCGCATCTATTTTAGCAACAACCTTCAACTTGTTTACACCCTGTAATATTTCCTTCTTGTTGTCGCTACCATCCAATGAAAGAAGAGAGAAGTCAATCTCTTTCACAACTTGCCTGTTAGCAATATACGTACCACCATAGACTATCTTTCTTATATTTTCCATAGTGGTTTTATAACATTCGTCCGCCTGTCCGATAAAATATAAATCTTTCTTGCGTTCATGCAACGTCCATCCCCAAAACTTACAAAACTCTTCCAAAAACGAAAGGCACGTGTCGGCATCGTATCTCTTCCAATCTTCCGAATCCTTTTCATCCGAACCGTTATCCTTGAAAAAAGTCTGACGGGACAGGCTTATTTCAAACGGAGCTTTCAGACCACCCTCATTTTCATCATACCACACTTCCCTTGGATAATATACATTATCATAAGCAACCCCAGTGGCTTCTATACATTCCAAGAATAATTCAGCAAGCATCACAACACCCATTCCTTTCTCTTGGTCCAAATACACCCCGTCCAACAAGCCTATCGGAGAAATAAGAGGATATTCTATTACCAAGGGGGTAACATCCCAGTCTTCTGAAAATGTGTCGGCCTGCATATATCCACGCCATTCCAATTCATTGTCAATATGCAATTCTACATAATGCTGGCTATTATCCGATGGCATCAAGCCTTCCAGGTCGCCATTATCTACAACACGCAGATAACCAGTCTGCGACCGGATGGGTTTCAAATAATCGTCATCAGAATCCTCTTCAGTGGTGATGGGATTCGCTGCCGGTTCCAACTCTGTGACTCCGCCATCCCATCCCTCCTCGTAGATATCAATCCTTCCATCTTTATTTTTGAGTGTCTTGAACTTTATCTGCCATCGTATTTTTCTTGCCATATCCTTTGTTTATTAGATCCTGCATCATTTTAGCTTTTTCACGTAGTCTTTCAATTTCTTCCTCTGTCGCTTCCGGTTTCTCTTCTTTCTCCCATGGAAATTCTAGATCCAAGTCTTTACCGGTCTGAACCTTGTGTAACACTTGGACTTCCATCCTCGTACGCTCCCAGTCCTGACGATAACGCCTGTTTAGTCCTATGATATAATCACGTGCTTCATGTATACTCATGCGGTTAAAAAAATAGTCGGGAGAACAACCGCCCTCACCGACTATCAATTGATACACTTCACGAGCGTTCAGACTTTTAACGTCTTCCGAGACTTCCTCTTTTTTTTTTCAGGTTCAGCACTCTCTACCGTTTCGGAAAGCACCTCCATACGTTTCACATAATAATCACTCATGGCGTTTACCAGGGTGATGTCATTCAACGATAAAATGAAGTCCTCAAAAGAAAGAGTGAAACCTTCGTTAGCCCGACATAAAATACAGTAGTACAATATATGAAGACATAAAGTACTTTCCGGATTAAAAGGAAGTTTTTTCCCAGCCATCACTTCATAGGTGTACATAGGTCCCCAAATGCTGTCAAATGAGAATTCATACTCCTTGCCTTTGATTGTAACCTTCATCCTTCAGCTGCTATTTTTCTAAGCGCTCCATATCCGGTAAGAGATACGGATACACTTGCGTTACTACCTTTTGTTGCATCCCGGTCAAGCGCAGTTATATGGGCTTTTCCTTGATACATCCCCTTCGCCGGAGCAGTCCATCCTTCTTCGGGTACACCATCATTGTTTGCATTTGTCGGGAATCCTACCGTAATCGTCAACGGTTTACCCGCAACAAACAGATCAAACAGCTGGTCATATACGTAGTCATTATTACGATCCTTATCCGCGCTGTCCACCGATTCATTCGTGGCACTCCAGTTCATGTTGCCTATTTCGGCAGCATCCCAAAAGCCGTCGTCCTTGGTAGCGCTGTCCACCGTATTAGCAGCAAGGCTAATTTTACAACTCGTCGACAATGCTACGACCTTGTCTTCTATCCATAGCATCAAATCTTTTCCATTCAAGCTTTTTGCTTTTCCCATATCAATACTTATTTAGTTAAACATTATATCAATAGTCTATCGTCTTTATATTGAAATTCAACGTCACACTGATAGCGTCAATTTCCTGCAAATAATCCTCGGAGCTTCCATACAACATGCAATCTCTCACTTCAAAATCCTTATACTTTTCCGACACACCTTCCAAAGCATACCGGGCCATATTAGCAATTCTAATAGCAGAGGAGTATGTTTTTGAAACAACCACTACCGACGCATTTACATTATCCTCACAGCTTCCATCCTTTGTGTCCGTCGGAGATATTCCCGCACTTCCATATACAATGAACGGGTATTCAGGCGCTCCCTCGGGAATAACAAGAGGATAAATTCTGCTTCCGACCTCCTTCACCAAAGCCTCATCTTTGAGCAAGGCACTCTTTATATGAAATCCAACTAATAAACTCATAGCCTTTTATATTACCTATGTTATACGTTTTTAGGTTACTTTCCATATCCGGCTTCTACTATAGCCTGTTCCAGTTTCTGCGACAAGGTGTCCGCTGATCTTCTTACCGCAGCATCAGAAACAGAGAAAAAGTTCAATGCGCGCAACGAACCGCGATTAGCGGTTTTTCCACTCTTGCTTTTCGTCCGGGTGAAAGCTATACGACTTGTTGTCCCTTGATTATGCATTCGCAAGATAAAAGACCTATCCCGTCCGTAGTAGGAATCTACCTGCGTAGTCCTGGCGCTTCTCTTCCGGTTGCGCACTATCCCACTTCTCCCACCTTTCGGCAAAGAGTAGTTGCTTTTCTTTCCAGTTGAACGTTGATTAAAAAGCGATATGTTACCACCCAATGTTTTTTTATAAACGCCAACCTTCACACCCAAATAAGATTTTCGCGGGTCATTAGGCAACGCCCGTTTTGCTGCGTTCTGTACTTCCTTTTTCGCCTGATTAAGACTTTGGCGGATATACCTTTTCAAGTCTTTCTTTCGGATTATCTCCGTGTAGCTTAAACGTTTCAGTAATCCTAACGCTCCCCTGGCATCCGTAACTACTACGGGAGTCTTGACTATATAGCCTGCTTCTACCTTTGCCATACTCCTTATCCTTTCAGAATTACACCTTTTCCGGTTCTCTTGCCGTAATTATTGATAACAGTGACTATCTGCTCACCCGTCACTACTGTTTTTCCACCGCCACCGTTACCTATATTGCCGGAATGGATGGAATCATACAGTTTCTTCTGGTCGGCTTCGTTGATAAACATTTCCCCACTACTCACACGGGCGGTTATGCCGTCCATATAGTTATGACCACCTACAATACCACCTTCAGCAAAACTTGGAACACTCATTATTGCAGCCAATACAGAAGCAACGGCAGCAACCGCCATGATAGGACCAACAATAGGAATACTAGCAACAGAAGAAGCGGCACCGGAAGCTGCATTTTTAGTATTCGCATTAGCTTGTGCAGTTTGCGCCGCAGTTAATGCTGCTATCGCAGGAATAGCTTCAGCAACCGCACCGGCTATTCCGCCGATATAAGTCAACATAGAACCAAAAACGCTGTCGGAAAGCCCACCCATCTTCATTAAGGCAGCACTTACCTGATCAAGATTAGAAGCCAATTTATCTGTACCATCTTTTTGTTCGCCTATTCCGGTTATCCCCTCTGTATATTTCTGCCAAATAGCAATCTGTTCATTTAAATAAGCTTTTTCATCTTCATTCGCAACAGATAACATCTTAGTGTATTCCTGTATCTTGCTTTGGGCTATCTCATACATCTGAACCTTTCCTCTTAGTGCTTCTGTCGGATCTTCTCCTTCCACCTTTTCATCTTCGATATCTACCATTGCAGCTTGAATCGGTTGGGTCAATACAGGAAGAGTTTTACCGGTGCTTATAGCCTTTAAGACTTCATCGCTTAATGCATCACTGCCGGAGATGACTGTTTTTATTTCTTCGTTGAGTTGTTCGTTGTTGTAAAATGGGTTTATATTCTTCTCTCTTGCTTCCCTGATAGCCTTGGCGGATGCATTTGCAGCACTCTCTTGCGCTTTAGCGGATGCAGTTATTGAATTATCAAACTCTACAATTGATTCATTATACTCTTGTCTCTGTTGGGAAATCAATTGAGATACAGAATAATATTGCTTTCCCAGCTCTGTCAATTTTATCAAATCATCATCACTTAATTTATTCAACAACTTATTATAAATTATCGCGTCTTTATATCTTTCAGCAGCACCTTCTTGCGCTATTTTAGCAGCGTCATTAATTGATTTAGTCCGACCATAATCATTTGTTCTCACAACGTCTACTCTTCGGTCGCTTTCAATCCGATCACTCAGTTTTTCATATTCCTCATATTGTTGTGCCCAATAGTTTTTTTCCCTTTCCCGTGATGCAGATGGCATTAAATCAATTCTCATTACCTTTTCAAAATCTTCAAGCTTTATATCTGAAGCTCTTAGTTCTGTTCCAACAGCGATAGATTCTGTAAGCGCATTCAATGCGTCATTTGCAACCGTCTTGCCCGCCTCTTCTTTCTTTTTTAACTCTTTATCCCAATCCTCAAACGATTTTTTCCTTTCCGATTCGTCAAGCTGCTTATTTTTAGCGTTCAATCTTGCCTTCGCTATAGCCTCATCAAACTTCCCCTGGTAGAAATCGAATGAAATTCTTGTATTCCCCAATTGATCCAAAGCACTATATGCATCTTTTGATTTTGCTATTATACTATCCAATCCATTAAGAAAAGAGGTGAAATCCCCCGACCCCAAAGAATAAAAGAATTCATCTATGCTGTTTTTTGCACTTTCCATTGTGGCAGCAGTTGCATCACCCAGAACTTGGGATGAGTTTAAGACTCTATTGAATGCCTCACCAGCTCCCGCAGCAAGTCCGATTGCTCCTGCCATTTTAGCTATAACTCCCTTGGCATTCGTCATCACCGTGCTTAATGAAGTGTTTTTATCAATGAATTTATCCAGACCTTTCTGTGCTTTCTGCAATCCGCCATCATACTGAGAAGCGTCCATTATAAGACGTGTGATTAAATTTGCCATACCCTTTTTGATTTAGTAAAAACGGGCGGAAACAGAGTCCGCCCGCAAAGATGATAAACAAAACAAAATAGAAACGGAAGTATTACTCAGATGCACACTTTCCAAGAACAAAAGCCTCTTTACGCAATGTAGTCATAGACCAGTCAGCATTCAATGTCAGACGCACGGAGTCACTTGTGGCACCGGTGTACGGATCAATAATGAATCGCTGCTGTCCGAATCCTTGCAATGGTTCGTATCCCCAATACCCAAATCCGATGAATGTATCTTCTTCGGTGTTGATATAGTTGGTAGTGAAAACCGGAATACCGGCAATAGCACCGTTCTCTATAATCATTCTTCCACTCCCTACAGTACGTTCCGTAGATTCTAATTCACCCTTGGTATATTCATCCATCACGTAGCAGGGATTCAAACCTTCAATGCCTTTCAAAAGAGCCAAAGAACGCATCAAAACCAATTCCTTGTAAGTGGGAATAGCACCGGCAAATGCAATGTAGTTAGCGGCTTTTCTTTTTGCCTTCGTAGTCAGCGTACCAATATCCACAGGACTTCCCTTCGCTATTTCCATAAACGGACCGACAAGCTTATGATTGATGCTCTTATCCGTAGTAAACATCATACGGTTAAGCGTACGAGCCATAGCCTGCGGAAGCTGCTGTCTTACCACTTCATAAGCAACACCCTCTGTCTGAGTGATGGTCTGATTTGTGATCTTGACTGTTACACCCACGCGCACCGGTTCCGGTTTGATTTTTCCAAAATCTACCTTTTTATCGGTCAACTCCACAGCCTCCCCAGCTACTTCCGCTTCAATAGAGCCAACAGTCGGCCATACATAATCACCGGCCAAGCCTGTCATCAACGGAAGACCAACCTTTTTCAGAATCAACCCCTCTTCCAACGGAAGAAGAATATCATTGATCGTTAACGGTATCAGCGGTTCAGCTCCGGTTGTCATTATTCCGGTATATTCACGCTGCAACGGGACGTTCGTCATCTTTTTTATGTTCTCCCGCAAAAAAGCATCAAAAGCGGCTTCCCGGCTCGTTACCGTGACATATCCCGTCTTTTCAGCGGACGCAATACGCACATCAAGCACGTTCATTTCACGTTCAAGAACCTTCAACTCTTCTTTCTCCTGTTCTGTGAATTCTCTCTTGTTTTCACCCTCAGCAGCATCAGCAATCTCATTCATACGGATTACAATCTGCTCTCTTCTTGCGATGTACTGCTGTACACTAACCTTCTTGTCCTTATTCATATGTTTCTCAATTAAAAAAATGTTTCTTACTTTTTTCTCTTACTTCTCTGATAGCCCGCTCTCTTCTACGAAATTCCTCACGTTTGCGAGCCTCATCATTGGAGTTGTCACCTATTTTCAAGCCGGTTTGCTCAATTTCCCGTGCTGTTACGCTGGTTTGCGTATATGCAGGGTCACTGGCTATCGTCATCTCATAAACCATGCCTATCTTTTTTACATGGCGAATCAGAATGTCGTTTTCATCCTTAGTATAATTCACAGCGGAAGCCTCATCACTCCAATAAGTAAAAGAGCTACCACTCATGTCGCCACGTTTCACCAGTTCCAAGGCATTGTTACCGTCAGAAGTATTAGGAGCCTCAAATTCGTATTTCACACCAATACTATCAACAGACAATTTAAGAGTTCCAACCCCCTTGTTACTTCTTGCCAATAGTTTTTCCCGGTTGTGCCACATCGTCATCTTAATATCCATCTGTGCCAACTCCTGCTCAGTTATTGCCCCCGGCTCTATTATTTCCCGATAATCGTCCCAATAATCAACCAGCATCCGACTCTCTACACCGAATACGATTGCATATCCCTCAATTATACGATTGCCGCCTTCCCCGTCGGAAACTTCACGCAAATGCGGCTGAAAGTGACCGCCCATTGCGCTTCTTATCTCTCTTTTTCTTTCTTCCATGTTTGTTATTACGCTTTCTCTATAAAACAGACCTTCTATAGAACGCACTGCTATAAATACACTTCTATAGAACACACTAACTTTACAGCTTCTATATTACTTTCTTTTACCGTTTTCAGGTTACTCGCTCTCAACGCTACTTCCTTCATCTATCACATTGCATACAATTGAGATGCTTCCGTCAACCTTACTTCTGTTAAAACTTTCAATTGCGTAGATCTTACCATCCCATTCCAAACGACATCGGTCATTCACCAAAGGGTTATTCCGCATCATAACGCTTATACTGCCGGACATCCATACTTCACCGGCTGTCAAAGCCTTCGCACCTCTTTGAAAAGTCACACCCGCCCATACCGTTTTCTTTTTAATAAATATAACCTCCTGCTCACCAAACTCTCCCCGGTTAACTGTAGGAACCAATATGCCTATCCGTTCATTCAAACTTCCCGCCCTCAGCATATCAAACCTCCCTATCCGTTAGTTTTCTGTACGGCTTGCAATACACTTCCAAAGAATAAGGCACTGTGTTCTGCGAAACAGAAGCGACCGGCTCCCGGTTACGGTAGTTGTGAGCCGCCAATATCAGAATGGCCAATTTTAATCTGTCCGGAAACAGCTCTCCATCTTCCGCTCCACCGTTTTTCTCGGCATAGCCTATACGTTTCAATTCTTCCAATGTGCGGTTCGTACCCTCTATCACGGCATCCTCCGCAGCACTTCCATATAATCTAATAATTTCGTCCTCATCTTCGAAGTCCACACGCATCTGCGCCTTAAGCTCATTCAATGTCACAACCCTTAATTCACTCATTTTCTTCCTCCTTCTTATTATCCGATAGCTCGTTGAAGCCTTTCGCCGGTTCAGCCACTTCCCCACTCAACTTAGCACTTCCAAGAGGCGCAAGATTAACACTCAGATAGACATCATCCCCTTTATCCACCGGGATTTTGTCGCTTTCCCTACGTAGATCGTTGACACTTGCCTGCCCATTATCCAACCGCGCTTTGTCCCACTTGGCCTTACTATCCAAATCCAAAGCATACAAGCTACCCAAATCATATTTAAATTTATAATCCTGATAGGTATCAACAGTTAATAACTTGGATGAAAATTCCCGCTCTATTTCTGTTACTATCGGTTGCAATGCTTCTGTATAAAAAGCAATATTGCTAACCTCTACGCTTTTATAATTGGCATTACTATCATCCATCAACTTGGACGGCGGGACATTAAAAAATCTGGCTATTTCGCGAAGCGTAAACTTCTTGTTTTCCAAAAACTGCATGTCCGCCGAACTCATACTGATAGGGTTTAATTTTCCATCCCCTTTCAATCGCAGAATATCATCACCACGATTTAACGCCTCCTGAATATCGTCACCCATTCCTTCCATCTGCCTATCCTGGTATTCACCAAACCCCTTGACGGAAGTATCATTTTGAAGAATCGCCTTAAAACGCCCGCCGGTAGCAAATCGTTTCAAAGTCTCATTATCAGCAGTCGAAGCGATACTCAATGTCATAGCGGCATAAGTTATCGTAGAAACCCCAGTATATCCACCATCCCTACTTACATTCTTCAGATGGATCATGTCGTCTGCACCTACCGTTTTGTATATACAGTTAACAGGATCGTTAATGGTGTATGTATTACTATACATGTCATACATCACAGAACCGGGAGAACACAAATGCATCTTCTCCACACCGTTATACCTGCTTCTTGCCGGATAGATATAGGCATTTCCCCTCAAAAGAATCATTGCCACCGCATTTTTCATCATAGTAAATGAATTCATGCGCTCATTAGGCCGGACACTTAGAAGATAGTTCAAAAGCTTTCCATCCTTATCCTCGTACATCTTAAAGTAGTTCTTTACCCGGTCTTTTCTCTTATACTGCAATGTAAGCGAAGCGACAGAAGAAGATATCAGATTCACGGCACGGTAAACTGCCGCTATCTTCATTGAAGCCTCAGCACTTGTCACCCATACCACATTCTGTTTGTAATCACCGCCCGTCGAGCTTTTCTTTTCGCTTTTGTTCCCGGCAATCACCTCTCTCTTGAATAGATTTATAAATTTGTTGCTCATCATATTAAACCGTTACATAATACGGTCTAATACCTGTTTGAGACTACCTATTGCTCATAATTGTTATAAAGCCAGAATGTCATCAAAGAAGCGATCGCACCGTCTATCTTCAAATTTTCCTTTCTCTTCAACGGTTTTTTATTACACATCCTGTCTTCATCCAAGTAGCAATTCCCGAAACAATACGGAAGAATAGGATTCATGGAAAGAGCAACCTTTGGCGGCATACTCTTTGCTGCCATCTCGAATGTTTCCACAGGAGAAGTAAATGCACCATACGTCTGAGGAACAGCACGGAGTATCTTTTCCGGCTTCGTACCCGAAGCCATAATCGCAGCCCCCAATGCGTTTACGACCTCTTGAGATTTATACGGGTCATATCCTATCTGAAGAATTGTCAGCTTCTTATTCCTCTTCAAAACATCTTCCACTATCATAGACTCGCTAATAACAGCCCCCGGGCATATCCTCATGAATCCCGTACTGACCCATATCTTATACAACTCCTTATTCGGATGACTCTTCAGCGTCTCTTCCGGGATATAACAATCCATCCACAGGTAAAACTTCCGCTGTGCACGACTATAGATGTTATATACAACTGCCGAGAAGTCATCGCTGACAGATAAGTCCATAGCCACCATTGCCTCCGGTCTCCCCTGTATATTCTCTATATCAAAACCAGTCATTAACGACCTTGCAAGATTCTGAGGTATCCAATCCTTTATTCCACCGGACACAAAGATGTTTAGAAGCTTGGTCTTAAACTCTATCATAGCCTCAACATCACGCTGAGCCTTATCCCAGCGCTGCTTATAATACCCTTCCTGTACGGTTATCCCGATATGAGGGTTACATTTTCTCCACACCTCCGGTTTTCCCATCTCCTCTTCGGTCATCTCCCACGCATCAGGCTGAAACAGCGATGCAAACTGACAATCATCGGTATATTCTCCGGTCAACACTCTTTTAGCATTCTCCAATTCGCGCGAAAACGGACCATCTTCTACACGGCTTGCAGTTGTGATGATAATCGTAAGAGGTTCCCGCCGCGTTCCCATCGAAGATGTCAGTACCTGCAAAAGCTCCGCACCGTCCGAGTGATCACGCACGTATTTCGCCTGCGCGTATTCGTCAAATATAACCAGAGATGCATTCAAGCCATCCTTTGTATCACCTCCACCGGTAAGACATTCTACAAATGATTCGCGTTCAAACTTATTAGGCCGCCAGTGCAAGGTTTCGCGTGTTGCTTTGAAGTATTTCTTTCGAGGGTCTAACTGTTTGATTATCTTTTTGATTTCCTCAAAACATATCTTTGCTTGTTTGTAACTGTTCGCGGCTGTATACGCCTGTGCATTTGCATCACCAAACAGAAACTCGTTTACCGCCAATGAAGCGGTACTTGTTGTCTTGGAGAACTTTCTAGGCACAAAGAGGATAGCTTCACGGACAAGCCTTCTCAATTCATACCTTTTACCCCCTTCCACTTTTTTAGTGAGTTCCTCTGCATCCGGCATCCCCTTAGCATCTCCCACTACTTCCCACCGGTAAAATCCCAAAATGGACGCGAACTGAAAATACTGTATTCGCGTCAACTTATAACAGCGCCTTCCGTCCATCCCGGAAAATTTAAGGCTCTCATAAAGCTTGACGAATTTTTTCACCTTAGACGGACGGAAGACATACGTATCCATCAACCGGAAAAACTTCAAGACAGCCAGTATCTCATATAGATTATGGCTGTCCGGCTTTTCCCTAACCTCTTCCACGTAAGACAAGAGACGGGGATCTATCGTATCCAGTTGGTATCTCTCTATGTCAACAGATAAAAGTTCCCGCGTCCTTTCATTCTTATATTCCCTAGTAGACACATCCTGCACATCATTCCTCCTTCAAGTCATTCATCAGATTAGTAAGAATATCATTGTCTTCTCCACTCTCTATCTTTTTTTCAGGGCGTATTTCCCTGTTCATCATTAACGACTTCAATGAATTCTGCGCAGCCTTAGCCATCATGCAATAAGTATCATAAGCCGGATTCTTTATCTCCCTCGGATGTCCCTCGCGGCTTTTTTCCGTAATCGTGACATCCTTGCCGTATGTTTTCTTCGCCACATCCCGAAATACAACCAATATGGAAGCCGCAACCTCTACCTGATAAGTAAGCTCCGGTGAATACAGTTCGTTTTTCTCAAGCAAAGTCCTAATCCATCTTTTAAGCTCCTTCACTTTTTTATTATATTCTTTATTCTCTTCCATAAGTTAAATATTTTAAGCATACCTACTTTTGCTAATTGAAACCCTATTCGTGGAATCATACTTTTTTACCCCCACGGGCATTTTCCCAAAAACAAAAAAATGTCTCTCCTTAGGGGCAGTGGATTTGAGTAAGACTGGGGCGGAAGAAAAAACACCCCCCCCTGTCTTTAAATATTACTTTTCAACTAAAGATAACGTTTTTGAAATCTTTCCGTAGCACGCTTGTTATTCTTCTGTATATTCTCTTTTTTCTTTGATGCTAACCGTATATGGGCGTTCTTATGGCACTCATGACACAAAGAGCGAAGATTATTCACATCAAACATCAGATATTCCATGCCGTCAACGCTTGAAGCCGCCTCAACCGGTACAATATGATGAACTTCCGTTGCCGGTTCTACTACTCCCCTTTCATTACAATCTTCACATATTGGAAAAGCATTTATCTTTTTCTTCCTCAATACCTTCCATTTCGGTGATTGTATCATCCTGTTATAATCCGCATTCTTGCTCATAGCTCATTTACTGTTTTATGTTTTAGACGCAGGGGGGTATTACCATAATCAACTTCCTGCTTCATTATCTTGAACTCATCCTCTACGCTTCTCTTGATATCGTCCGAGTCCTTCTTTTCCATCATGATATATTCCAGTATCTTCATGTAGTTACACTCACCTATATCATTGCCGATACTCTCTATATGTCCGACAATGTTTGGAAATAGCTTTCTTATTACTGAGCGTATTACACTTTCAGTATTAGATGTAATACTCTCCTTATCTCCATTCAACACAATACGCTTGCACACATATCCCTTTCTACCTATCTCACTGAATATATTAATACTTTCAACTAGTTTCATTCCCCTATTACCACCAGGCTTAGTAGTGATTATCCGATTCTTCTTGTTTTGATATCCTTCGAATATCTTAGCAAACTCGCTTATCTCATCACTGCCTTCTATCTCTTTATCTGCATATTTTAAAAATGCAGATAGTAGATATTGCATCAGTTCGTATCTACTTTCAAAACCACTTTCCTTAACTATCCTGTCTATCCTTTCTGCTGTTTCTGGGGAAACCTTAGATTGAATACTTACAAATTTCAACTGTCTTTTATCTTTCATAATCCTTCTATAATTTTACTTTCTAAAAAACATATCTCCTGAAATAGACCGTGCCGTATCATCACCAGTTAACCGGATGTACCGGAAGAAGTTCTGTTCGCTACGATGCCCAGTCAGTTTCATTATCTCGAACGTTTTCATCCGTCCGGTCAGATACATGTTGGTAGCCGCACTCCTTCTAGCTGTATGGCTGCTGATTAGTTCCCATTTCTCACGGGTGACAGTTCTTAGTTCACCGCCCTGGGTGTAAGAGTAGGCAACCTTATCATTCAGTCCAATTTCCTTCATTATCACTTTCAGATACTTGTTGAAGTATTGGATGCATAGACCATTAGGAACACAACCGTTGTACTTCTCGAATATCTCTTTCACATAATCATGAGCCGGAACCTTAACATCAACGTTAGTTTTCTTTGTCCGAACCATGATATAACCGTTTATCAGGTTCTTACTTGTCAACCTTGAATAATCGGAGTAGCGAAGAGCGGTAAGACATCCTATAACAAACATATCCCTAATTCGTTCCTTGGCTTTCCGTTTATCCTGCTTCTCAAACTTGTAGTAGTATATCCTAGTGATTTCATTCATTGAGAGAAAGACCGCATTTGTCGGCTCGCATTTCAAATCAATCTCATCGTAGGTATTATCTACTGCATAATTGTATTGCGATGCTCTACGGACAAGTGTTTGCACTTTCAGAATATATCCGACGATGGTGTTATGTCGTAGACCTTGGTCTTCCAAATAGACAATGAAATCATCTAAGAATTCAGCCGTTACAGAATTGGTGAATATATCGCAATCATATTCTTCTGAGAAGTTATCAATGTGTTTTATGATAGCATCATAGACGGCCGCATAGTGTTCAGACTTGCGTCTGGATCTCTTTTCAAGTACTTCCCGGATGAAGTCTGTGAAGTATATTCCTTCAATGGGCTTCGATTGCCGGAAGCGGTTAATGTAGTCCTTACGTACTTGGACAGTAGGGACCGGTTGTGATAATTGTAATGCTTTGGTCGTATCATTTTAAAGGGTTAATAATTATTTTTCATTAAACTCCGGAATATATATCCAGTGAGTGACTCCTAAAAGCCCAACAAGAGACTCTACTTCTGTATTGATTACAACTAAGAATCTTCTATCGGAAGTAGCTACAATAACCTCATATAAAGATTGTCCATCATTTGTTTCCGGTAATCTTTCTTCTACACTTATCCATGGGGATTTTGGATGTTCATCAGCCCATAATGCACCTTCTATAAAACCGATACCAAATGCATTATTTACTTTTGTCTGACGTAAAACAATAGGACTAAATACATTTTCCTTACCTCCATCTAAAGCAGCAGAGATAATACGGATTTCTCTTTCTGTAAATTCAATCATTTCTATTGTTGTTTTACGCTAATTGTTTATCGAAAATCTTAATACATTCAAATAAATATTTTGCCACTGTTGGATTTACCGCATTGCCGATACTTCCAACTCTGTGTGACCAATCGGGAAACCCATCATCATTTCTAACAGTGCTATGCGCTGGGATTTCAAGAATCCTTTTTGCGCAAGTATATCCGACACTCGTATCTGATGTCCACTGTTTAAATATCGAGTTAATGCTTCCACATTTGCAAACGTCGCCTTGTAATCCGATTTTGTTGGAGTAGGCAATAAGATAAAGTCTTTCCCTTTTGTGTGGGTATCCAAAAGCGTAGTTTGATATACATTGCCATTCCGCATTATACCCGATTTTGGAAAGGTCGCATAGGACTTGTTCGAGACCGGAAATAGTGAGAGCTGGCGAATTTTCAATGATGACGTATTTAGGTCTAACTTCCCATATAATTCGGTACATCTCACTCCACAACCCGGAGCGCTTTCCCTTAATACCTTCACGTTTTCCGGCAACACTGATGTCTTGACACGGAAATCCTCCACTAATGATGTCCACATATCGGAGTCCGGTTGTTTTTGTAATATCTGTGAATCTTTCTGCATGAGGAAATTTGTTTTTTAATATTTCACCTTGAAATTTTTCTATCTCACAATTCCACAAAGTGTCAATTCCTGCCATTTCGGCACCTAATTCAAAACCGCCAATACCACTAAACAGGGAGCCGTGAGTCAATTTACTTTGCTTCATTTCTGTTCCGTTTTACTCTAATTGATTTAAAATTTCTCTTTGAATAATCTCCTTTGCACTGAAACCGAATAAACCTTTCTTTTGCTCGTGAAATTCCGCAATAGGTATTTCGTTAATGTAGTAATAGAAAGCTTCGTAGCCATCCGCAAAATTGCGGGAAAGGAAACCATTTGGGTGAGTGTTCATATATCTTTCAATAGCTACTATCATTCTTTTGGCATAGCCGGGAAATATCTTAAACTCTAATTGCATCTGCTTAAAATTGCAAAGAGGACAACCAACACACCCATGACGGTTCAAATTGTATGGAGCATCGTAATATTTTGAATAGGGCAAACCGCGCTTACGAATGTAATTCCAGACATCTTCTTCCGTCCACGTAAGAATAGGAAGAATATGCTTTGCACCTTTCATCCACTTACGTGTATCGCATTGTTCCGGCTCGTAATCTTTCCGTTTCCGGCTTTCAGCGACTCTCATTCCTTCAATACTACGTTTGCCAATTCCATAACGTTCTTTTAATACTTCACAGCAGAACCTACGCAAGCGGGACGGAAAGCCTTTCTCCTCAATCAGTTTGAAGAAAGATTTTTCCGGGTGCATAATTTGCACTTGTGAATAGTTCTTCTTTATAAAGCTAATTGTTCCCGGCGGGTCTACTGTGGTGTTGGCGTAGATGGCGTTATACTTAATGCCTGCCCGTTCTGCAAGGTCAAGAATAACAACGCTATCTTTACCACCGGAAAAGCCGAGATTTAAGGGTAAATCGCATTCCATGCTACAAAGAAAGTCGATTGCTTGCTGCTCCTTTTTATTCATTGCTATCTTGTTATTAATTAGTTATATTGTTCAAAATTCGGAATCTGCAGGTAAAATGAAACTCTGGAAAGAGGTAACCAGCAACGATGCTCTTCATTACATGTATTCCAACAGTCTTGCCCAAATTTCGAATTTAAGGCATCTACAATATTATTTGCAATATTACGTACCAGTTGTGCATTGATCATCCTCTTGTACCCGATGGTGATAGTAGGCGTATAAAGCGAAACCTTATATTCACCTCCTTCGGTTATACTCCAGCTTCCTTGCGCTACTGTAATATGTGTGTTGGTTTCATCTTTATACTCCTGCACTATCCCTCTATAAAGATTGAAGGAGCTGAACGATCCTAATTCTGCTTTATAAACCTTAATGCCAGTTGCTTTTTCTAATAGTTTGCGAAGCATCCAGGCATCACGTACTACTGGAGACATACTCATATCTGATTTTTATTGAATGTTTTCATCTATGTAGTTTACAATCTTTCCCAACTTACTGGAAGAGAAAAGTTCACGATTTAATTTCCGCTTACCTTCTTTCCATTCGTGGAATAATTGGTAATATGGTGGACTTAACGTACGGTCAATCTTTATACAGTATTGATTAGTCCCATACTCAGTTATAAGACTCTCAATGTATTCGTTTGAATTATCTTGATCGGTGACAAATACCATCTTATCAGTAGCAAGTATCATATTTTATCTCCTTTCTATTCTCGTTTTTAATTAATCTTCTTTATTTTCTAAGTCTCTGTATGCCACGCAATAGTCAAGTAAGTTTAAATCTGGTTCATTCATCAAACATTCGTTCAATCGGGCGCAGTTCATACAACACCATTCGTCAGATAATCTCCCCATAGTTTTTTAGCTAATTCGTAATTCTTTTGTGCTTCATTAACAGCCTTCTTGGCATAAGTGAGAGTATAAGCGTGTTCACGTGGATATTTGCCAGACTTAACACCCTCATGATATTCTTTCGCTTTCTCTAACTTGTGTTCGTAGAAATCGATACTTTCCGGCATTGAAAGATTGATAGTTTCAGCACGTTTTTCCCAATACTTGGCTACTCTTTCATGTTCGGCAGCTTTGTCACTAAACTCAACACTTTTACCCATATTGTTCCAAGCATCATCAATCGCTTTTCGATGCCGTTTTTCGCTATGGTGTCCGACCTTGATTGGCTCTCCAAGAGAAAGAAAATCTTTGTCTTTGTTCGAGCGGTTGAAATATTCGTTACTTTTTTGTCCGGCAGACTGGGCCCAATCATGCCTGCGTTCCGCTCTTTGCTTCGCCCATTCCTGTACATTGAAACCGTCAGCTCTAACGATGGAGTAATAATAAAAGCCTTCACGTTCATAGATGAGATTGAATACAATACATTCATTCTCTTTGCCATATTTGGTTGTAACTTCAATAACTTCTCCTTTTTCGTGTTTTTCACTGCATTTTGCGAGAAAAACATTGGGTACATATTTGCTATACGTATTCATATCTTTTCTTATGTTACTTATTCATCCTCATTCTTTCCCGATCATCCTGAAGTTTTTGAATCCTTCCTGCAAATCCTACTTTCTTTATTTCTTGCTCAGGTTTTGATATTCTTCTAGATATTACCTTTGATAGAATAATTGCAAAAACTACAATTAAGAATATAGCAACGGGAATCGAGAGTGGAGATAAGACCCACCACCAGGACCAATCAATATAATGCGTCAGTTTTAGGACTATAAATACTATCGTAAGAAGTCCACAGAAGCCAACACCACCATTTTTAGAACTATTATTTGTATTCATTTTATCAATGCAGTTCCCTATACACCGCAAGGTTTTATTTTATCTTAAGTCATGAAATTACTACCATTGCCGGAGCTTTTTGTTCCACTTCATCAATAACCATCAGATTTATATCACCTGTATAGATATAGACTTCTGCTTCCGGATACAATTTTCCAATTGTTTTATCAATTCTGTCACAGTCATAATTACCTCTTATTTTAACGCTAACATCACTTATATTCGATATTATAAGCTTTCACCTCATTAAACCAATCTCCTTTTACTTCTCTTGCTTCTACCATAAAAGATATTTCAACGCTGTCTCCTACTTTAAGAGGAGTTTCGATAGGACCATCCCAAGAATAAACGGAAAACTTCATCTTTGTGTGATATTTATCCGACATTTCTAACACACACTCCTGCTTTTCCCAATCTTTCCCTTTTCTTGTTATTCCATGCGCGGTAGGCATTACCGCAATAATTACGCCCGAAGCTTTATACGGCATATTTGTTCTTTTTTAAAGCAAACTGCCCTTTTGAGTTGTTACCCAACTACCCTGCGGGCAGTATAGGACAAGTTGCCGAAAATTGTTAAATTTACAAATTAATAACAGTAACTATTTAATTATCAACTCTTTATACGCGCACCATATGGTGCTTTTTCTGTTTTATATAAAACATTGATAATCAACACATTACACTTTCTTACAAATAGGTGTAAATATCCCAATCTGATAATTAGATAAAAGACGGGATTTGAATTCCTGCTCCATATCACCTATTTCTTCGATATAGTTTTCGCGTTCCTTTGACCAGTTGTTTGCAAATACTCTGATAGTCTCCCACTGTTTCTTAGTCAGTTTACCATCAAGATACATTCCCCTATAACGTTCCTTGTAACGCGTCACTCCTATCCGATGAATTTCTCTAGCCTTATCAAGCTGCGAAAGTTTGACTCCCTTCTTCGCCGATAACTCCCGGACAAAGCACAATTCCGACCAATCCTTATAAAATATACGGCCTATCTTTGACAGAAAGAGGTTGCTGGTCAACTCTAACAGAGATACAGACTGATGCCTGTACACCGTTTCTATTCGCAATACATTATCGTCAACATGACGCCCCTTCTCTCCGGCTTCAAATGTCTTGTCATATATCTTCAAAACTTTACGGAAATATTTGCTTTTTTCCGTTGTCTTCTGTTTAGCTTCCGGAAAGTTCGCATCATTCCATAATATGCGCCCGGAAGCTTCACGAACATGCCTGATATAATAGTCAGCAGGATGAGACATTTTCATCGTTATGCCTATCTCATAGTAAGTAACTACTGCATTCTCCATTCTAATACAAAGCCTTAACAGCAATTCTTTGATCGTTCGAACAGCCATAGCAAAGGTCATAGGTCGGCTATTGTCGAGCTTTCCATTCTTTCCCTTACTATACAACTTACAGATGGAGCATTTACAGCGCAACTTATTACCGCGTAATTCAATGAAGCATCCATCGAAGTTGGCATAGGCAGTCGATTTGTAATAGATTTCATCACCTTCCGTACATTGTTCCAGGTAGTTCCGTAAGACAATCGTATCAATATCAACAGTGTCAACCGTAGCCTTTATTATTACCTTGTCGAACATCTTTTTTCTGAAAATACATACACATTCTTAATCCTACAGACCGTTTACACCTATGAATAGGACAAAACACCATGAAGTTTTCTACGGGGCCCGCACGCTTACAGTCGCGACAGTCACATTTTACCTTTTTATACGTTTCCATTATTACTTTATTCCTTTCTCTTTTTTCAAACGTTTGACTTCCTTACGGTAATGGTCAATCATTGCCTTATATTCGAATTCAGACAGTTTGTTTATCTGATTCTTTGATGCTTCGAGCATTAAAACCACAGGTTCGCCATATTTGGCGATAAGTCCACGACGGTAACCTTGAATGTTCCCCTCATCAAAGCGGTTGCAGGAACGGCATTGGGCGTTGCAGTTCTTTTCACTGAAACGGGTAGACATGTGCTTCCTGTTAATGTAGTGCCCACAATCCGCCTGATCATAAGGCAACAATCTTCCACATGAGATACATACAAAGGTTCCGTCATCCCTAGAATCACGCAGCCGGATAAATTCACTAAAAACATCGTCCAGCTTATTTTTCAAGCTGTTACTTCTTGATCTCAGTCTTTTTTGCAACATTTGATTGAAGTATCTTATTGTACTGTTCCTCATTTCGGAAGCGGACAGCTTTCCGGTACCATACACCATTTTTCGCTTTATATGTGAAATCTGAATAGTCAATATCAGAGACTTTTGATATAATAGCCGCGCTGCATTGGTTATCCCACATAATAGCCAAATGTCCCACCTGCGGTTCTTCCTCTACGGATTCCGTTTCGTCGCAGAAAAAACTGTTCGGAGTATCAGGCTCGAACATTATGACCAACATACGACCTTCCGCCTTTATTGACACACGGGAACATTCGGAAGGGATTTTATAATCTTTCAGTTTCATATAATTTGTTATTTACTTTTGCTTAACAGCTCCCGGCAAGCTATTCCAGACATCACACAACACAGGATAAATATTATTAGCATCCCGATTACAGACAACATCTTTATAGGACTAGCATTCACTATCGCTCCTGCCAACATAATGAAAGAGCAGGCCACAAGGAGTATGGATAATATGAATTGTAGAAACCTCATTATTGTTCTTTTTCCGGTACGTACATATACACATCCATTATCTTTGTCTCAGCAATAGAGACAATCTTATAGTCAGCCATTGTTCCTTTCATACCTTCATCGAGTCTCTTGACTGCGACACGCAAGTCCGCAGCCTGGATAAGAATATTGGTATAGGTTTTCTTCTCGGCTCTGCTCTTTTCATCCAACGTGACAAAGGCCAATCTAGCTTTATACCATCTATCCGAGTTAGCATCGTTGTTGGAAAATAATTCACTGTAGTTAGCCTGCTTTACGGCTTTTACCTTGAAATCACCCGAAATGAACGGTTTCATCTCTTCAATAATGCGTGCTTCCGCTTCTGTAAAGCTAAGCGCATCGACCAAATAAGGCTCGGTCACTTGTTTATCCGTTCCGTTCTCCATCGTTTTTTCGTAACGGACGCGAACTTCAAAAAATGTGTGCATTGCCATAATTTTGATTTTTAAAAGTTATATAATTGGTTTGAAAACTCTATTTAAAGTGGACTATTCTCACGAACCGTACACCCAGCGGTCGCTTATATACGAGAAAAACGACCCATCAAATTTTAAACTTATTCACAATTAAAAGACCGGGCACTTCACAGGAGCGGTGATTTGGGTTTTATAAAGATATATGCGATTAGATACTAAATCTGATTGCCCGCATATTTTTTCAATTTTTCGAAAGGGAAGAGCCAGCTTTTGCCACGCTTTACAGCCCATGGAAATTCACCGCGCTTCATCCTCTCATTTAGAGTTGTACGGCTTATCCGAAGATATCCACAGGTTTCGTTATAAGTGAAATTCTTCTTTTTAGCAGTTTTTTCTTCGACTGCCATACGCAGTTCAGCCACTTCGCCACACAACGCTCTCAATAGGCTTAAAATTGATTCTGTTTCATTCATAACTTCTCCGTTCTATCAGATTCATCTGATTAAAAAAAGCCCTATCCTTTCACTATCTGATGTGGCTGTTGATAGTTACTCGAATAGAGCCCGAATTAATATTTTATTCATTTGAGGTAACAGCCACGAAACCCATCAGACATTATCGTTTTTTTTGTTGGATATTTAAAAGGGAGTCACTATATTTGCCGTTGAGACAATTTTGGTGCTAGCAAAATCACGGTTTACGTCGTGACAGCCTTTTTTATATCCGTTTGTATCCTGCGTTATTGGAATACGGATGCAAATATATCGTCATACGACGACATATCAAAATAAAAAGTATTAAAATATCGCCAAATGACACTATTAAAAATGATTCTAAATAACCAAAGTTATGGAAACATCTATTATTGACCGCATTAGGTACATTATCGAACAAGAAGGAGAATCACCACGCAGCTTCTCTAGTTTGATTAAATTCAATTATTCGACTCTAAATAATTATTTGACGGGACGAAGAAATACAATTGATAGCGAGTTAATCAAACGAATCATTTTGTCATTTGACAACATATCCGCAGAATGGCTACTGCTTGGCAAAGGAAAAATGCTAAATTCAGAGAGAAAAAAAGATATAGAAGAAAATGTTATTAACAATAATTTTGATAAAAGTCAATATGTAAGCATGAAGAAGTATGAAAGAATAGTAAACCTATTCGGACAAACTGCTGCCGAGCTTAAAGAGATGGCTTTAGAGAACAAAAAGCTATATGAAGAAATAAGAAATTTGAAAGGGCAGTTAGAAATAGCCAAATCCGCCTAAACAAAAAAGCGCTTCTCTTTGTTCATTTCAGACTAATTTAATACCGATGAACATAGATGACACTTTAACGCAAGCTTTTGCCGACTTAAAGATAGTTGGGCGAATAAAAAAAGAGAATCTACTTAACAATCTAGGGGTAGAAAGTAATATGAAATTATATAGATATAACAAGTTGCACGATCTAAAATCATCAAATGAAGAAGGATTAAAACTTATCGTTTGCACAGGTTATAAAACAATAAGAGGGCATTTTAATTTAAGAATATACAATAAACATCTATATTCGCATGGGAAATTGGAGTGACAAACAAGAAATAAAGAAAGAGATCAAGGAAAAAGACAAGACTAGAAGAGAGAATATAGCAAAGTATTTTCTAGATTTGTCCAAACTGACTTTCACGGCGCTTGTTCTTGGAACAATAGCACCATCATTTATAAATTTTGCAGAGGTCGTTAATTGGTATTCACTATCTATTGGTATAATACTTACGACACTTTTAGCTAACATTGGAAACAAAATATTAAAATAGGAGGTATTATATGAATATGCTATCAATACTGTTTACCGTTTGTTCTGTAATATGCGTGGGAATACTTATTTGGTTTCGCACGAAATCTGGAAAAAAATGGCTGAGAGATTTATAGATACGAACAACTGACTTATTATCATTTTATATAATTAGTCGAATAAAAAAGATAATCTACTTAATAATCTAGAAGTAGAGAGCAATATGAATTTATATAGACCTATTAAGCGGGATGATCTATGCAATTTAAGTACATCAAACGATAAGATTTTGAGACTGATCGTTTGCAATGGAAAGACAATCCCTAAAGGGGTGTTTTGATTTGAAAGAATATAATTGTAAAAATGAATAATAAAATAATTAGAAATACTATTTAAATGAGAACCTTCTTCATCATCATTTTATTAGGCATCTTATTAGGATGCTCTAAATCCAAACAGCCTAATATAAACTTAATACCTCTTTCTGACTCTACTCAGTATATATCCTTAACCAAGGATGGCATTCTCCTTCCTACAGTTCATTATCTGCCTGATACCACATATATTGCAGATTCTGATATAATCTCTCACAAGGATATTGTTTTAGATTTCTCTGACGGTACCAAAGATACCCTTCTACTAAAAGGGGATACAATCCACTACAAAGGTGATACAATCAGAGATAATCGTAAATTCCTATCTTATGATACAGAGATATCTTTAAAAGATGATGGCATATACATATATAGTACATCCATGTTAGAAACTTGTCAAATAAATCTAAATTACACAGATGTCGCTATATTCAACAAAACGCTTAATAGATATGCGTCCAGAAGCAATAAATCATTAGATTTTCTAAAAAAAGAAAATGATAGATACGTATATTATTCTCCTTACAATACATGGGAATCTGGTGGCTATGACTCTTTAGATCATATGCTTATTATATACTATCCTTTTCTTGAAAATAGTACAGGCTTTCTACCAGGAGACAACGAAATTACTTTTAGAAAAAAAGATTTCGACAAATACTTTGAAAAATTTAAAGCTCATTTAGTCCTAAGATAAACACACGTTACTAAAAAGATACCAAAACATAAAGCAACAAACCTTATCCATCTGACATTCAAAGTGTTTCATATACCAACAAAGCCCCAGGCGGATCACTCAAACAAAAAGCAAAACAATGAAAACCGCTGATAATCAATCATTATCAGCGGTTTTTCTTTTTATCCATACCGCAAATTGAAGCAGAATACCGCATCTTACTGGAGGTGAAATAGGTGGACTTAATTTCCACATAAAAACAAGTCCACCTGATTGGATTATATTTCACTGATTATCTGCGTTTTGCATAAAACAAACTCTTTTCAAAACATATATTTTTACACCATCAAAAAAAAGAAGAGTATGGCAATGCAAAGAAACTATTTTACGGTATTGTTTTTCCTGAAGAAATCAAAGCTGCTTAAAAATGGAGAAGCACCAATCTGTATGCGTATCACAATAAACGGAAAACGTGCAGAAGTACAAATTAAGCGAAGTATAGATGTTACAAAATGGAATACGCAAAAAGAATGCGCGATTGGCAGGGAAAAGAAGTATCAAGAAATAAACCACTATCTTGATACGATAAGAACTAAAATCCTTCAAATTCACCGTGAACTTGAGCAGGACGGTAAACCTATTACAGCAGATATTATAAAAAATATCTATTATGGAGAACACTCTACTCCCAAAATGCTGCTTGAAGTATTCCAGGAACACAATTCGGAATATCGGGAATTAATGAACAAGGAATATGCCGAAGGTACTGTACTTCGATACGAACGTACAGCAAGATATTTGAAGGAGTTTATCAGTGAACAGTATAAACTGGCTGATATTCCATTAAAATCAATCAACTATGAATTTATAACCAAATTCGAACATTTCATTAAAATACAGAAAAACTGTGCGCAAAATGCAACAGTGAAATATCTGAAGAATTTAAAGAAAATCATCAAAACTGCATTGATAAAGAAGTGGATAACTGATGATCCGTTTGCAGAAATACACTTCAAACAGACCAAGTGTAACCGTGAATTCTTAAACGAAATGGAACTTCGCAAAATCATCAATAAAGATTTTGATATTCAACGATTACAAACCGTAAGGGACATATTCATCTTCTGTTGCTTCACCGGTTTGGCTTTCACAGACGTAAAGAATCTGAAAAAGGAACACTTTGTACAGGCTGATAATGGTGAATGGTGGATAAGAAAAGCAAGGGAAAAGACCGATAATATGTGCGACATTCCATTGTTGGATATACCAAGACTTATTTTAGAGAAATATCAGTCAAATCCAATCTGCAATGAAAAAGGATTATTACTTCCTGTTCCCAGCAACCAACGAATGAACAGTTATTTGAAAGAAATAGCTGATGTATGTGGTATTCAGAAGAATCTTTCCACACATATTGCAAGACATACATTTGCATCACTGGCTATTGCAAATAAGGTTTCCTTGGAATCCATTGCCAAAATGTTAGGACACACGGACATTCGTACAACTCGTATTTATGCCAAAATAATGAATTCTACCATTGCCAATGAAATGAAAGTACTGCAAAACAAGTTCGCAATATAATTTTCAACCATTATTTCATTTCTTACAGCAAATATCGCCCTTTGCCACTGACTGTGCAAGGCGGCCCTGTCGGGCTGGTTGGCTGGAAAAAAATCATCCTCGCTTCGCTCCGGTATTTTTTTCCGCCAAGCCTTGCACCGGTCATTGGCAAAGAACAGTTGGGCCAGTAAGAAATTGAAATACTGGCTCCACGGAGCCGGTCATGTCTAATTTAAATAAAAGAATATGACTGAAGAAGTTGGAAAGAAGGTATGTGAAGGTACAGTAGCAGACCTCATGAAGGACAAGACCGGAAAACAGACGGTTGTCACGTTGACAAGAAAGAATGCTTACCGAGTGAAGAAAATCAGAGAACAAGGGACGGATGACGAAGCCGTCCTTTTTCATTTCCGTAAACGCTGTACGGGAATGGGCTCCTATGTACACACAATCGAAGCGGCAGACGGAGAAACAGAACTTCATCCGTCTGAATTTGAAAAATGGGAAGCTGTGGAATTCCTGTATCCCGGCTATCTGGAAGACCTGCTTGATGCTGCATACAACGCGTACAGATGGAGTTCCTTCGAACCTGAAGCAAGGGCGGAAACAGACATCATGCAATATGAAAAACAACTTGTAGAGGATCTGAAACAGATTCCGGAAGAAAAGCAGAACGAGTATGTCAGTGCATACCATAGCAAGTTCTCTGCCTTGCTGGGCTGTCTCTCACGATGTGCCAGTCCGATGGTGACAGGGCCTGCCAAATTCAACTGCCAGCGCAACAACAAGGCCTTGGATGCATACCAGAACAGATTTGATGAATTTCATGACTGGCGTAACCGCTTCAAGGCTGCCATGGAAAGGATGAAAGAGGCTGCCAAACCGGAAGAACAGAAGCAGGAAGAGGCATGGAACCGCCTGAAGCGTGACATTGCAAGCAGCGCACAGACCATTCATGATATTGATACCGGTAAAGCAAGAGGATACAGCCGTGCCTTGTTTGTCAGCAGTATCCTTAATAAGGTAAGCACCTATGCAGGAAAAGGAGAAGTGGAAATCGTACAGAAAGCGGTGGACTTCATTACAGACTTCAATGCACAATGCAAAAAACCGGTTATCACTCCACGAAACCGTTTCTTCCAACTGCCGGAAATGGCACGCCAGGCCAGACTGAAACTTCAGGAAATCAGAGAACGGGAAAACCGTGAACTGAAATTTGAAGGCGGAACGCTGGTATGGAACTATGAGGCAGACCGCCTGCAAATCCTGTTTGACAGTATTCCGGATGACCAGAGGCGCAAGGAACTGAAATCATACGGTTTCAAATGGTCGCCGAGATACCAGGCATGGCAACGGCAACTTACACAGAATGCCGTATATGCAGTCAAAAGAGTGTTGAACCTTCAAAACCTATAAGACATGAAAGACCGATTGAAATATGTAATCGATTCCCGCTACTTCGACGGAACATGCCTGACAAGTATGAGTGACGGATTCCATAATGACTATGGTGGGGAAACAATAGAAGAACTGCGCATACGGGAAAACAATCCCTATCTGAAAGCCGTAACACCTTCTGATATGGACAAGAAGCTGCGGCTATACCATCAGTCCCTGTCCGAACCGTTCAAGGAAATCACCGAAGAAGACTACTATGACCTGCTGGATGTACTGCCACCCTTGCGCATGAGACAAAACTCGTTCTTTGTGGGAGAACCGTATTACGGAAATATGTACTCTTTCTGCTTTACCCGTCAAGGAAGATATTTCAAGGGCCTGCGCTCCGTACTTACTCCGCAATCCGAACTGGACAGTCAGATAGACCGTCACATGGAAATCATCAACCGGAAAGCCGTGATCTCAAAAGAGGAAACAAGCAAAACAATCAGCGGAACCAGACTCATTCCCTATTATTTTTCACTGGACGGAAAACAGTCCGTATTCATCTGCAACCTTGTCATCCAATCAGATTCCAGACAAGCAAGGACGGACATGGCGAATACCCTGAAAAGTCTTCGCCGGAACCATTATCAGTTCTATAAAGGAAAAGGACATTACGAAACTCCGGACGAACTGATAGACCATGTATCAGGAAAGAAGCTCACCCTTGTTTCCGACGGACATTTCTTTCAATATCCTCCCGGCAGGGAATCCGCAACTTTCATCGGACACATCAAGGAGACATCAGAGGAATTTCTTTTCCGGATCTATGACCGTGAATATTTCCTGTATCTCCTTAAAAGACTGAGGACCGTGAAAAAGGAATCGGCACAGGGACAAATAAATATCAAATCATAATATTCGGGGAATGCGGTAGAATGACTGCCGTATTCCCTCATAAAAACAATACAAGTATGAACAAATCAAACACTCTATACTGGAAAACAGCCACAGATCCGGCTGAGCGCATTGAGGTCAGACTCGTCCTTAACAGTTATATCGACAATGACAATCTGTATGTAGGACTTGAATCCCGGTCTAAGGAGAATCCGGAATGCTGGGAATCCTACACGGACATCACCGTCAACCTCAATTCCCTTCCCCCGTTCCATGCTTATGTGGACAGCCGGGACTGCAACAGACATGTGTATGATTTCCTGACCAATAACAGAATAGCGGAGCCTGCCGGATTTGAATATCAGGGATTCAGAATGTTTCGCTTCAATCCTGACAGGTTGAAGGAACTCGCACCCGAACAGTTCAAGACAATCAGCGCCAAACTGCCACCACAGGATGACATGATAAAGGACATCATCTATCAGGAAAGACGTTTCCCTTTGAGAACTGTTCAAGACATTCACGGAATATATCTTGTTTCAAGCAAGGAACTGGAAGAATCTCTGATCGAAGGAGTACGGAACCTGGATGCTGCGGCAAATGAACTGCTGGATGGCATCTGCCTGTTCTGTTCCACACAGGAACTGCGCTATCTTACGGATGCAGAACTGATAGAAACAATCTACGCACAATAAAAAGGAGGAACAAATATGAAAACCGGAGACATTGTATTTCTGAGACGTCCCTATAAGGGATACCGTGCCGTCGAACTGATGGAAAGACTGGAATGCCGCTGGCTGGTCAGGATTGTCGAGAGCGGTCTTGAACTGGAGGTATATGAAGATGAACTTATATCAGAATTTTAATACGGATAAAGTGTTATGGAAAAATATCAGTTTGCATTCCATTCGGAAAAAATCGGCTATACCTCACCCCATATCGGCAAGGTCAGAAAAGCCATACACAGAAAAGTGGAAAAGGAAAAGTCTGCCGCCATAAAGAATGATATTGAGCTGCACATGTACAAGGTGCATGACGGCATACCGGTTCTCCTTAACACCTGCTACCTGTACGATGAAAAAGGATGTATGGTACACGGAAGTATCAAGGGAACCAAGGATTATCTGCTTGAGACATGGAGATACCATACAAACAGACATTCCAAAGGTTTCAGTTCCACAAGAATCAGGCCCTGCACGACAAGCAGGGCTTTTTCGTTTGTATAACTCTTAAAATCAGGAATCATGAACCAGACATTACAACTTACAGACTATATTCCACAGTATGTAAGCCTCTACTACGTGGACTACCGGGATGACCTTGATGAGCATGAAGACATCCAGGAGGAATGCATCCGTTCCAACAATATGGAAAAACTCTATGAAAAGGCATACGAATGGTATGAGGAACAGGAAAGCTCAAACATGCACGACTATCTGGAGGAGACAAGAAAGAATATGGAAACGGACAATTTAGCCGGAGAGTTTGAAGAGCATGAAGATGAAATCAGGGAACTTATCTACGACCGGAACGATTCCGACCCGGTAAAGGATCTGATACGCAACTCATCCGTCACTAATTTCTTCTATTCGCTCGGAGTGGAAATCAGCGGATATCTGACCGGTTGTTCACTGCGGGGAGAATCAGTCGCCATGGCCTGCCATAAGGTACGTCGCGCACTGCATCTGAAAAAGGGGCAGTTTGACGAGAAGATTGAAGAACTGGTAGAGAATGCCACATACGGCGGAGAACTGCGCATCTACTTCAACGCCATGTTTGACAGGCTCATCAGCAAAGACCCTGAGAACGATTTCAAAAGCATCCGTTTCCACGGGAATGTAGTGGTGGCCATTGCCGACAGCCGGAACGGTTCCGGACATCATGTACGGATTCCGCTGGACATCACTTTCCCTTTCCGAAGGGAGAACCTGTTTGTCGATTCACAGGTACACTATTCCTATGCCAATGAAGTCTGCGGCATGACCAATGACTGGTGTGATTCCACAAAATGGGAAACGGGCATGATACCTTTTACCGGATCTGTCCGAAAAAGCCGGATGGCTGAATACAAGAAACAGGAAGCCGCTTATGAGCAGACATTCCGAGACGGGAAATGCACCTTCGGTGACATGAACTACAAACGCCACCGTGACGTGCGGTATTCGAATGAATATCCTGCCGGATGCAGGTGCCCTCATTGCGGTACTTTCTGGATTGACTGAAAAAACATTTACCAACCAATAAATTCAAACGATATGAAAATCTGCTGTTCACAAGAGCATTACGACAAGGTCGTACAGTATGCAAAATCAATCAATGACAAGACACTGGAAAACTGTCTTGAACGTCTCAAGCAATGGGAGAAAAACGAGAACCGTCCATGCGAAATCGAACTCTATTACGACCATGCGCCGTATTCGTTCGGATTCTGCGAACGTTATCCGGACGGGAATACAGGCATTGTCGGAGGACTGCTGTATCATGGAAATCCGGACGAGTCCTTTGCCGTCACCATGGAACGTTTCCACGGATGGAGCATACATACCTGACATATATGCGACAGTCTGTATTGGGGAGCCTCATGCAATATGGGGTTCCCTTTTTTTATGCCGGAGACATGATGACAGCATCCTCATTTCTTGCTGCAAAAATAGCTGTTTGCCGCGCAACTCCCGCAAGGCGGCCCTGGCGGGCTGGTTGTCTGGAAAAAAATCATCCTCGCTTCGCTCCGGTATTTTTTTCCGCCAAGCCTTGCAGGGATGCGGGCAAACAGACAACAGGGACAACAAGAAATAAGAATGCCTGTACCTTACAGGCAGACAATGTATAACAATAAATATCAGAAGTCATGATTACAGACCAGAAGACACAGAACAGGCTTCACGCGGATACCGGAACGGAACTGTTCTCCATCAGACAAAGGAAGGAAGCCGTCACAAGGATGCTGGACATTCTGAAAGAGACTCCGGAATACCTGCAGGTTATGAACCATATACCGGCTTATGCCATGGATGACGATACGTCAGAATGGTGGAAATCGGAAGAATCGGAAAATTTCATGAACTCACTCCTGGAAGTGATGGAAAGCTATACTCCGGACGGATACAGGTTCGGACCGAAATCCGGCACGACTGACCTTTACGGCTACTGGGAAAGCAAGACCGGGCGGACAACCCTCTTCCATCTGCTTTTCAGTCTGGAAAGCGGATATGAATGGGGAAAAGGTCTTTCCCATGAGAAAACGGACGCATTCTACAAGGAAATAAAAGAGAAATTTCATGGAGAGGGATTCGACACGGACAGAACCGGCTGTACATCACAGGCCATGTATCTTGTAAAAGGAAAGACACGCCTGTACGTGCATCCGATGGAAATAAGCGGCTACTGTGAAACACTGCATATTCCACAGATTACAGCCATACTGAAAAAAGGAGGCCGTACATTCCGTCTTGTAAAGGATACGATAGCGGAAGAGGTGTATTCCTTCACCGATGAAGAAGAAATGGAATATTACCGTGCCAGATACGGAACGTGCATCCACCGGAATATACTGGATGCCTTCAGCAACCGCCACGCAGGGAAAGAGGACATACTTTCCATGATGGCATCACGGATAAATGTGGCGACGACATCACATCTGCACGGTATCGGATATGATTCGCCTGCATACAGGTTTGTGCATGAGGCATACGACAGACTGGTAAACAACGGAAAGCTGAAGGAGAATGTCCGGGAAATCGGTTGCTGCAACATCATAATGGCCATTTCAAATACCAACGCAATATGAGACTGAATTACAATGACATGCTGCTTCTGGCAATATGGGAATACAACAGGAGACAGGACGAGGATCTGACCCTGGAACTGTTTCAGGAAACATTCGGACAGGTTCCCGGCGCACATTTCCATGACAAATGGGTGCATTATTACAACAAGAACCTGCTGATGATGGCCGCCTATTTCAGGGGTGAGGAAGAAAACGGCCAGAAATTCTGTGATATGATCACCCGACAGATTGAACGCTATACACAAAACAGGAGGAGAACAGGATGAATACAAAGATACGATATGACCTTGACAGTCTTGAACTGGCAAACGGTGACTTCGGGTATCCCATTACAGAAAAGGAAGTACGGAAAGTGAACCGTATGCTGGAACTGATGGAGAATGTCCGAAGCAGGCAGATGTGCCCGACAGAAGGAGACTGCGTGGAATTTGTCTCACGTTCTGGTGACTATTTCGGAAAAGCTCATATAGAACGGATAACAGGAAAATATGCGGATATATGCCTGATACCGGAAACGGTATTCTGTTTTGATGACATGGGAAAAGCCGCCTATGATACCACCGGAAGTCCCTGGACGCAGGTCAATATCCGGAACATGAAACCCGCAGGTACTGAAATCCGCATATTCAGGATATGGGGATTCGGGAAGCGCAGCAATACGGGCAGTCTAAGGTTCGACGCTCCGGTCAGGAAATGGGAATACAGAGAACCGAATCCGTTGTATGACGGTTACACCACCCGTAACTGGTTCCGCTATCATATCATGAAACACCGGGACAGGGAAAGGACAGGCGAATACACCTTCCGCAGCGATTCATTCACGCTATACAGCCGGAGCGAGCTGGACGAGCTGGCCGCAATCCTGAAAGGCAGACTCTACAAGGGAATCCTGCCTGACTCTCTTGTACTTTGGGGATACCGCATGGATATTAAGGAAATATCACGTGAGCAGTGGAACGGTATGGGACAGCACGGACAAATCCGCATGAAATTCATGGGATACGGTCCGGTCAGAATCCACACGGACAATGAAAACCATACCGTAACAGTATACAGAATCAACGACAGTCTATAACCAATTATAAAATAAAGGAATATGGCACGATATGAAATCTCCAACGAAGTCAGGCCGCTCGACAGGCTCATCACAGGCTTTGCCTCCTCATGCGGCTATGAAATACAGACCGTATTCAACGACCTGCTGCGTTTCATCATCCACGGTTTCTCTCCTGGAGCACCGCCAATAAGCAACTGGAAATACAAGCGTCAGCAAAACGCCTCGTTCATGGAAATGACAGCCGAATGGACACGTATCATGCAGAGGCAGATAGGCAGGTCGGGCTCTGGTTCGACGCTTTCGGTGAACTCCACATGGCCTACTGCTCAAAACCGGGACAGCAGGCAAACGGACAGTTCTTCACGCCGTCACATATCTGTGAACTCATGGTCATGTGCGCGGCAGGTAAAAAAGAGACCGGACAGAGGATGGGAGACCCTACATGCGGCAGCGGAAGGCTCCTGCTGGCATACCATGCGCACAATCCGGGAAACTATCTGGTCGGAGAAGACATCAGCCGGACCTGCTGCATGATGACCGTATGCAACATGCTCGTCCACGGATGTGTCGGGGAAGTGATCTGTCATGACAGTCTCCAGCCGAAGGCATTCACCGACGGATGGAAAGTCAACCAGGCTCTGCCCTTGACGGGAATACCTTCTATAAGACGCATGAAGGAAGAGGAATACAGGAATCCTCTTCCGGAAAATATCGGACGCTTCAAAGAGGCAGTCCGTATCATCAACCTATTGGACAAATAATTACCAACCATTTAAAAAATATAATTATGGAAGCTTTAGCAACATTGAACAATCAGAGACAGTTTGATTTCCAGAACAACGGAATCGAAGTAATGGACCTTGAAACACTACAGCGTACCTACAAGGAGAACGACATCTACGGCAATCCGGTCAGGGGAATCTACCACTACCAGGTCATCCAGCGCATGACGGACATCTGCCGCCGTCACAACCTGAACTACGAGGTGGAGGAAATCTTCGCCGCCCAGAACAAGAACCGGACACAGCCCGGAGTGGTCATCCTGCCGCAGGTGGAACAGACCTATGGAGAGAAAGCGGTAGAAGCACATGTACTGCGCAGAATATTCACCACCATCCGTATTCTGAACGGAGATACCGACGAACTGACAACCACACTCGTGGTAGCCTACCATCAGGACGGTATCCAGGCGGCAATAGGTCCCTGCGTACGTATCTGCCACAACCAGTGTATCCTTTCACCCGAACGAAGCGTTGCCAACTACGGTAAGGACAAGGTGACTACCGAGGAACTGTTCGGGAAGGTAGATGACTGGATGCGCAATTTTGAGCGTGACATGGATGCGGACAGAAGCCGAATCCAAAGGCTCAAGGAAAAGGTGTTGACACCCGGTGAATTATACATGATCATCGGTATGCTGACGGCTCTGCGTGTATCCCATGACAGTGCAGACAAAAGACTGGCATCACAGGTGGACACCTATCCGCTTAACCAGGGACAGATTTCCGTGTTTACGGAAGAACTGCTCAAACTCTCACTTGAACAGCCACGCATTACAGCGTGGGATGTCTACAATGTAGCGACAGAAATCTACAAGCCTGGAAAGACTGATTTTCCTGCCATGATTCCACAAAATGGAGCAATGGCCGATTTCCTGCTTTCATATAACCAGAATTAGAATCTGAGACCGAAGACAACAGGCCCGGTTCCGTCACCAGCGGAATCGGGCTTTGTATTTTATTAACTGTAATAATCAGATAAGATATGGCAGCAAGTAACAGAAAAAAGGCTGAAATGTATATCCTTTTCAGCTGCAACGCATGGCACGAATACAGTTCATTCGAGCCAAAGGCGGTCTTCTCTTCCATAGAAAAGGCAGCAGACTTCCTGCAAAAGAACAGAAGAAAACTGAAACTGGAGGAAGATGACATCGAATGTTTCAGACAGCATAGTCAGACTCAGGGCAGAAATACCAATTACCTGGTACAGTCCTGTCCCTATAATTCAGTCCGCGCAAGAGACTTGGAATGACAAAGAATCCCATTCATAAACAATCATATAAAAATATACGACTATGACAAATGATGAAAACACTTACATCGGAATGTCCCTGCCGGAAGGAATACGGTACATCACCGTTTTTGAAAAAGGGGATTTTGAAAACTGCGGAAGAATACTCAGGACATTCTATCGTACGGAAGACAGGGTGAGAAAATTGCTCGCTTTGGGAAACCTGCTCCATCTGGGAGGCAGTCTCTCATCAAATGAAAACAAGACAAGCTGTTGGCCTTTGAATAATGGGAATCCCATTCACGAAGCAAAGGAAATATCAGGCAAGGAAAAGTTCTTCCTGCTCGGTGACTGGACTTACCTGTATGAAAATGGCAGATGGTTTCTGGGCTATGAAGGAAAAATCTATGAAATCAGCAATCCTGAATTTTCTGTCTTTGTTCCCGACAAGGACCATACACCTTCCCCTCTGGACAAAGGACTTTCCTTTGCCGTAATCGGCGAAACGGGAAAACTGGAATTCACTCCGGAAATTGTCAACGGATGGGATACCTGGAAAAGCCTTCCCAAAAGAGTCAGTGAAAAAGGAAAAACGGTATATATATTCCGCAAAACACAACTTATAAAAGTCATCAAACCTAAAAAACTGGAATCATGAAAGAAATCAATATGACAAAGGCTATATCATGTATGCCGGACAAATTCATCACAATGGAAATGGTTGAACTGGCAGCGACCGAACACCGTCCGGAACTGGTCAACTATCTGCCGGAGAAATATATTACTTCTGAAATACTTGACAGTATCTTCAAAACAGATGATTACGGATGGCGTTCCTGGCAGCTTTCGAAGATACCTGAAGAAAAACGTAACCGCCAGATTTGTCTAAGGGCAATAAAGGCCGAAAAGAGTAATTTTCCTGACATACCGGAAAAATACAGGAACAGTGACATACTTGAATCGCTGTTCGCACACAGGAATTTCATGCACTACCTGCATCTGATACCTTCATCCTCATGGAACAACGGAACAGTCCGTGATGCAATATACTCCCTTTACCGTGACGTACAGCAAAACGGAGGTTACCGGTACTGTTCAGAGAGGTATGAACAGCAGTTCTTATATGAAACAAGCGTCATGCTTTCTTTCGTTCCGCGACAAGCCAAGGATTTCAGACTTTGGAAAGAACTGATCCATGACGGACGTATCGCAACCATGACTATCGACAAAATGATGCCTAAATGTTTCAAACAGGCAGCATACTACAAGGAATGGGCCATACGCTGTATCAAGGAAGTGGATACACGCTGGCTTGACTATGACACCGTATGGAAGGCCATCTGTCACAAGACAGGCAACCTGCATGGCATTTTCGATTCATACGGACATTACGAGTGGTTCTCCAAACATGCGGATGATGCCATGGCTGACAAAGCAATGGAGCTGGAACCTAACCTGTTTAACAAACTTCCCAGACGGTTCCGGACACCGGAAAGACTTATTCATACACTTGAAGTAAAAAGAGAAATCAACAGTTACAACTTCATTCTTGAACCGAACCTGATGACGAAAGAGGTTTGTATGGCACTGGCCAGAAGGGATTCGTTCTACCCTGATATTCCATCGGAACGCTGGAACAGGGAACTTGTGGAATATTTCACCGAATACGGCCATAGTCTGCGCTGGCTCCCTCAACTGCCGAAGAAACTACAGACCAGAAAACTTGCCGAGAAGGTTCTGAAGGAGAAGCCTCAATACTTCCATTATCTGCGGATGGAATTCATCACACCTGAAATGTCCAGGCTGTTATGTCAAAAAGACCAGGATAATATCCGGTATTTCAAGGAACGGGTCATGGAATTCCAAAAATATACAGGGCTTCCAGCCGAATTCTATGGATGTGAAACGGATTTCGAGCATATCAGGGACCGTGATGACAGCCGCCGATACTGCCGTATAGGACTCGCTTACATCGCCTTACAAAAATGTAAACGCGGATGGCATGAAAGTGAATATTATCTTATCATGACACGCCATCCCAACCGATATATGCCTGCCAAGACAGTGTTCAGAAAACAGATTACTACATTCCACCGGACATGGCTGGAAAAGACAATATGTGACAACGACCCGCAATTCCGGATTCCGAAGATTCAAAAGGATTTGAAAGATGTACAAGCCATGCGGTATTATGAGGTGGAACATATCCGTACTATACTGGGTTGCGAAATATTCCGCAACTCTTTCATGGGGCAGACAGTGGAATACTGTATCCGCAAGGACGGGCTGACCTACCATGACAGGAACATGGAAAGGCTCGCCTCCGGCCTGCAATACAAGATCCGTCAATTGAAGGAGCAGGCTGTACTCCCCAAAGGAACAGATGACTCTATGGAAATCAATGCAGAAACGGTACACCGCAATATGGGGTATTGTCTGATTGGAATAGAAGCCTTTGCGGAAGACTACGGACTGGACATAGCCCGGACCTATACCCTGAAAGAGCTGAAGGACGTTATCCATGAACAGGGATACAAGCCTTCACTGGAGAAATACAAAAAAGAAGTCCAACATCTAAATCTTATCTGAATATGAATATTTTCCAAAAAAGAATTGAAAACCTGTGCGATGAAATCATCGGCAGGATACTTGCACTGATGAAGGTAAACTCGGTTTCCGAAGTAATACTGACAGACAATGACAATCCGGTTTACGTAATCTGGTTTGACAAGATAGGTGATCCGTGCGAATGTTCCGTACACAAGGTAACTGCTGTCGGAAAAGGAATCACACTTGAAGTCCATGATAAGATAACCGGAGAAAATTACAAGGTCACAAGCCGCCATGAGGCGGCTCTGGCCAATCCGGTATGGCTTAACGAGATACTGGAAGCCATGACTAACATCTTTCAGATAAAAAATACAGGACTGGAAGAGAATGTTATATGTTGCAAATGTGGAGGAAATCATGTAATATGCAATGCCTTCATCAATCCGAATACAAAACAGTTCTATAATTATGATGATGAGTCATTCTTGTATGGATGGTGTGAGAAATGTGACAATTATACCATTCTCTGCGACATAGAAGCCGTAAAAAATGATACTGAAAACGGTTTCAAGAGATTTGTCGAAACATACGGGAGAAAACCTGAACTTGCAGAGTGCGAGATTATATGGAAAGACAGTCTTAATACTGAATACGTAAACATCGCAATTACTGATATACCTGAAGAATATGATAATACGATATTTTTCTACTGTAAAAGCCTCTCTGATTTGAAATCACTGGCTGACTACGGAAAAGAGGATTTCATAGTAACTGGGTGCATCAACTTCACAGACCTGGGTAATAAAGCATAAAATCTTTTTTATCTTTCAAGGTTGCCTGATATGTAAACTTTATATATATTTGCGTCATGAAACAGGAACGGACCATATCAGCCTACAAGAATTATTTTATGGACTTTATCTCATCTCTCAGAAAAGAGGAAGCCCGTAAGATATACTACATTCTTGATATGCTGAAAGTACAGGAAAGGGTAAGCAGCAAGTTCGTAAAGTATCTGCGTGAAGAGCTCTATGAAATCCGTGCTGAATATGGAGGCAATATCTTCAGGGTATTCTTCATATTTGATGACGGGAACATCGTAATCCTGTTCAACGGATTTCAGAAAAAGACACAGAAGACACCGCCTTCTGAAATAGAAAAAGCATTAAAGATAAAGGAGGAGTATTATGAAAGCAAGAAATGAAAACCTGACCAGCATCGATGCTATCATGGATGCGGAATTCGGCAAGCCGGGAACACCTGAACGTGAGGAGTTCCGTAAGGAGGCATACGCCTACTGCATGGGACAGATTATATGCGATGCCAGAAAGAAGGAAAAGATGACCCAGTCCGAACTGGCTGAAAAAATCGGGACCAACAAGTCCTATATCTCCAGAATAGAAAAAGGTATTGTAGATCCGGGTATCAGTACGTTCTGCCGTATCATTGATGCACTCGGATTGAAGATTGAAATTGTCAAACCGGTATTATAATGGAAAATTATCAGGAAAAAGCCAAAGAAAACTTTTATCGTAACCGTCCGTACGGCATTCATATTGATTATGCCCAAAAAGGATTTGTATTGTTCAATCATTATATAAACAGTCTTGGGAAACAGGAAACCGGTTCTATTGAAGGACTTCCTCTTGAAAAATTTGAGGATGTGGACGCAATACCATTGAACGGTAAGATTATAAAAAATGGCAACCGGACAATAGACATCTATTTCTATACGGAAGATTCAAATCCTTACAGAAATATGAAGCTGGATATGGATGCTCTGAAACAGTATAACCGGTTCATTTATCCCCTGTCACTTTTTCTGAACAGAACATTATAACAGAACAGCCGTGAACTTTTCATAATTCACGGCTGTTCTGTTCTTTTTCATTGTATAAACAATAACTTGTATTCTTCTTTTCTTCTCCTTTCTATTGACGGAATTTTCTTTCCCTTATAGTGACAATATCGTATGAAGTCCGCATAAATGTCCCGGTTACCGGCTTCCAGTTTCCTTATCAACGTGCTTTTGGGCATCCTGCCATAACCGAGCAACTTATATGGTCCCACCTGGTATGCCAGACATGCAACCAAAAGCGAATCCTTTCCCAGATGACGGAACAACGCACACATTTCCTTCAGGTCTTTTCTCAGAATACTGTCTCCCTCACTTTCTGTCAGACTGACGGGAAACTTTTCCCCTTTTCTGATACGGTGACCGTATGCAACATACGGATAATGTTCCGGACCATGCCATCCTTCGTATTTCTTGATACACCTGACAGCCGTTTCCCAACGTGAGTCTTCCACATTCTCCTGTGCCCGCAGGGAAGTTACCGTCATGGCCAGTACCACCAACGGCAGTACTGACCTTAGAAGTCTAACGGTTATTATAGGGCACCTCCTTCCTGAACTGACAAAGAATCTTCCACAGTACCTGTTTCTTCATCACCTGCATCGTTGAAGTCAAATTCCATTTCTGTCATGTTTCCCCAGTTGTCCTCGACAACGACAATGAAGTTCTGCGCCTCGTCACATAGTGAAGTATAATACAGCCTGAACTTCCGGTCCTCCAGCAGATAACGGTCATTCGGCTTGAATTCAAGACCGTTGTCCAGTTTCAGGGAACCTTCCCCGTCATATTGGAAATAACGGATCGTATAGACCGTACCGTCAAAATCGCCCTCACTTTTGAGTTCACACCGTATTTCCGCCGTCTCATTCCTGTTCAGTTCCTTTGGAACCGGCATTGTTTCCACGTTAAACGGATAACTCTGCTGGATTTCCAGCTCGGATTCACACGAAGTCAGTATAAAACTGACCAGACCCATGCAGAACATGGCAATCTTGCCTGCCAGTCCAAATTCTTTTCTCATATTCTTTTCTGTCTTCATTTGTTTTCCTTTGTTTTTGTCAGATATTCATTCAAGTCCTTAAATCCATCATACAGACCGGAACAGTCCGTAACCTTATTCCCGAAATGTATGTTCAAACTCTCCAGTGTGGTAATCCCGGCCCGGTCACGGTCAAGAAAGCACCGGATTTTGCCGTAACCCTCCAGAACGGCATACGACCGTTCCAGATTGGATACAGAGTTCAGCACCAGGCAGTCCTCGTCCGTCACAGTCCGCAATACCAATGCAGAAAGGAAATCCACAAATCCTTCAAACACACAGCACGTATCATTTTTCTTTCCAGACAGGGACACACAGGAAATGTCCTTGGGAGAGATGCATCCCTTGAACATCGGGTTACGCAGTTCATAACCGCCGCTCCGGTTCATGAAGCCTATGGCAAAATACCGTTTGCCCCGTATTCCATATGCCACTTCCTTGCAGAATCTCCCGGCTATGGCCGGATCAATGCCTCTCTCTTTCAAATAAGCTTTCAATGCCTCATGACTCAGTTCCGCCACTTTCACGTCCTCGAATCCGGAAACGCGGGGTATCTTCTTACGTTCCTGTAAAGGCCGGAGGGGAAGGATGCCGGATTTCCCTGAAAGGAACTCCAGCTGTTCCATGAAACCGGTACTTCCGGTCAGTTCTCCGGCAAGATGGAAGATGTCACCTCCCTTTCCGAGGCCAAAATCAAACCAGACATTCCGCTGCGTATCCACCTTGAAGGATGCGGTTCTCTC